GCGGACCAGGGTGGACCAGCCGGCCGGAAAGCCGGCCGGAAAGCTGGCGGACCAGCCGGCGGACCAGCCGGCGGACCAGGGTGGACCAGCCGGCCGGAAAGCCGGCCGGAAAGCTGGCGGACCAGCCGGCGGACCAGCCGGCGGACCAGGGTGGACCAGCCGGCCGGAAAGCCGGCCGGAAAGCTGGCGGACCAGCCGGCGGACCAGCCGGCGGACCAGGGTGGACCAGCCGGCCGGAAAGCCGGCCGGAAAGCTGGCGGACCAGCCGGCGGACCAGCCGGCGGACCAGGGTGGACCAGCCGGCCGGAAAGCCGGCCGGAAAGCTGGCGGACCAGGGTGGACCAGCCGGCCGGAAAGCCGGCGGACCAGGGTGGACCAGCCGGCCGGAAAGCCGGCCGGAAAAAAAGAAACCGCCGATAGGAACTAGCCCTATCGGCGGTTTGGCGGACTAGTTGGCGGACGGACTAGGCTTCTGCGTATCGTACGATCAGCAGAACTGCATCATCCATGACGCAGGTCCGAACGTTGCATCCATACCGATGCAACATACTGCATAACTTAGGCAACTCTGAGTGTGGATCAATCACAAACACATACACACCCTCATCCTCCAGCAGGACAGCACTGGCGATGTAATCCATCAATTCATCAGTACTGTCCCCAATATGCACCAAGTTGTGGCAAGCGACGGTCATGGCCATTCTCCCTCAATGAAGTTGCGGTTTAGTTGGTACGCACAATCAACAGAGCAATGTCCTTCATCCAGTACAAGCCGAAATTGGCTCCGTACTGATTGAGAAGATTGATGATTTTTTCGTGCTCCGCATGCCGATGGAGCACGAAAACAAATGTTTCTTTCTTGTCGTCTATTTCGGCAAAGATAGTCTCGTCGATGAAGGCGATCACCTCGCGAGCATCACGCACCCTTGTAAGGTCATGGAATTGGATCATCGTCTCTCTCCAGCTCCAGAAAAAAGGAAGCCGCCGATAGGAACTAGCCCTATCGGCGGCCGATGGACAACAGCACCCTCTACGTGCGGTCAACTAGGGACGCACGAACCGCACAAAGATTCCGTCCCTACCTTCACGCACCTCTGCCCGCATTTTGCGGGTGCGGGCAGCGGCATAGACCGCTGCCTTGCTCACGCTGCCAGTCGGCAGCGTGAACCATTGCCCGGGCTGGTCTGCGATTGTGTCCCAATCAATTGACGGCGAACGCCCAAGCTTACTGCTGGGCACCAGATCCGGATCGACGCTAGTTGGGCGAAGCATGATAGTAGACTCCCATCCCCGCCTACCTTGGTCCGCAACCCACGGGGCGGGATACCGTGGACTGCGTTGCATCATCAACACCCATATCCTACCACACACATCACCTTAGTCAACACCCTCTGGCCTACCGCACCGTTTTTTACTTCGGTAAGTCTGCGGCCATATTTACTCTTGTCTTCGCAAGTCTAGCTATGGCAACGATTTACGACGACCGCCCACAAAAAAATTTTCTTCGGCGGTTTTTTGCTTGACAGAATTGGTAGGGGGGGATGGAAATTTTCAATTTTTTCTGCTTACACCCCCCTTTCTCGGGGGTGGGAATTGCTAGGTTCTAGGTGGCAATTCGGCGGCCGCCTGTCACCGGGGAACAATATAGAAAAATAGCACTTGACTTTGATAAACCATTATACTACAATTTCTAGTAAGTATTTTATCACACCATTTTTTCACTATCGGGAGGCTACAATGCTAATCTTTGATGATTATAACCATCAACCAATTATTCCAAGGCGGGACAGGTCAAATGAAATCAGAAAAATTGCGAAAAAAGTTGCTTATAGGATTCCACCAATTGACATTGAAAGGATTAACTGGGAAAGAAGGATAGAGTGCAAGCATAGTTTCAAGAAATTCTGCGAAACCTACTTAAAAAGCTCCTTCTATATGAACTGGTCTAAGGACCAGCTTAAGGTGATTGAATTTCTGGAGAAAACATGCAAAGAAGGAGGAATGTATGCTCTCGCAATGCCGCGTGGTGGTGGTAAAACAACGCTAGTACGAGCAGCAATTCTATGGGTTGCTCTTTATGGGCATAAGCGTTATATAGTGAATATTGGCAGTAAAATTGACATGGCAGTTCAAGGAATTAGCTATATCAAATCGCAGCTTCATAATGAATTACTTAGGGCTGACTTCCCAGAAATTTGGGATGTGCTTGAGAAAGTTGACAATAATAGGTATTATCAATTACGTGGTTCATATAATGACCATCCAATCTGGGTGCAGAGATTGAATAATTTGATTGTGCTGCCGGCAATCTGCCTTGGGAAAGGAAGTAAAGATAACAAAATTGTCGAGATGAAAATTGGTAAGATGCCAATTGAAGTGCATCCTGATGAATATGGAGTTGTTCCTCCAGAAAACTATGAAGCAAGCGTTTATTATGAGCATGATTCAGATTCAGTGAGATATATTCCATCAGCTAATGTATGGTTGGCTAAGAATGCAGGAATCGTGATTAAAGCATTTGGTATTGGAAGTGCTATTCGTGGTGAGAGCATGCCAAATCCGATAACTATGGAGCAAATTCGTCCAGATTTGGTGTTATTGGATGACGTGCAGAAAGATATTATTGCAAGTAATCAAGTTAGCTGTGAGAATCTTGTGAATTTGATTGATAGTGCAGTGATGGGGCTTTCTGGCCCAGGAAAAAGAATATCAGCAATTATGCCTTGTACAGTGATTAGGAAAGGGGATGTGAGTAGCGTGTTCTTGGATAGGGAGTTAAAGCCTGAATGGAATGGCCATACGTTCAAAATGGTTGAGCAATGGCCAGCAGGTATCACAGATTTTGAAATTTCAAATGCAACTGAAGCAGGAAAGCTTTGGTTGCAATATAAGGATTTGAGGCAGCAAAGCCTAAGAGAGTTTGGAGATATTAGGCTTGCGACTGAATTCTATTCCCAGAATAGAGAGAAAATGGATGAAGGTTTCGTAGTTAGCTGGGAAGATCGTTATGACCCATCTTTTGAAATTAGCGCTATTCAACATGCAATGAACTTGAGATTTTCTCTGAAGGAAGGATTCTTAAGTGAGTATCAAAATCTTGGTCGTGGCTCAGGTTTGATGGTTGGCAATCAATTGAAGGTTGCTGATCTTGTGAAAAAGCAAACTAATTTGCCAAAGGGATCAATCACTCCAGATTGGAAATTTATTACTGCGTATGTTGATGTGCAAAGTGAAGCATTGTATTATGTGGTGTATGCTTGTGATGATTCTTATACCGGAAGTGTGATTGATTATGGTACCTGGCCAGAGATTCCATTCAGCAATTTTAATAAAGCGCAATTAGAGAAATGGCGACCAATTTCAACAATGTACTTGCAAGACAATCAAAATGCTCCTTATGCAGGAATGGATAGGAGAGGGAACTTGCAAATAAATCTTGAGTCGAGAATTTATTATGCACTTAGCAAGCTAATTCCAATCTTAAAGAATAAGGAATATTCGTTCAAGCTTAATAATAATATCATGAAAAGTAAGATCAATAGGATTGGAATTGACGTGAGGTGGGGCAAAGTAAATGACGTGATTAAGCGATGGTTTATGGAGAATAAGCCTTCTGACGTGATTTTGGCTTATGGTCAAGGAATTATGCCTTCGCAAAGGCAGCTTGAAGAATATGAAAGAAGGTCAGGATGGTTGTTTGAGCATCAATTATCGCCTGATGTGAAAGAGCCTAAATGGGTGATTAAGCCTGGGAATGATGGACTTTGGTATTTAATGATGGACGTGAATAGGCTAAAAGATTTCTTGATGGAAAGACTGGCTTCTCCTCCAGGAAGTGCAGGAAGCATTAGCCTGTTTGCTGATAAGGAAGAAAATCATTGGATGTTTTGTGAGCAGATTTGCGATAGTGAGTATCCTGAAACTAGGTCTGCAAGAGGGTTGTTTAAGAATGTGTGGGAAAAGCGCAATGACGGACCGGACAATGATTATCTTGATTGCTTAGTCGGTTGTATTGCATTAGCTGGGACTATGGGAGTAGTGCTGAAGGTTGGTGATAATTATGAGAAAAAAGAAGTTGTGACGAGGAAATGGAGTGATTATAGGGCTATGAAGCAATTGCATAGAACCGCATAATGAGAAAGGAGAAAATGTGAAATATGAAAAAGCTGAATCCTTTATATGCAGGTATTGCGGTTGCAGGCTTAGTAAAGTTACTCATACTTGGGTGATTGATGCAATTAGAAGAAGAAAGCGCATAAAAGTGATAAAAAGGAGGAGAGTCTGTAAGCATTGTGGATTGTCATTCACCACGATTGAGTATCAAGTTGATGATTGAATCGAGGGTTTGTCAAGCAATTTCCTGGAGGAAAAGGGGATCGCGTTAAACGCAATAGGAAGCGATTCTCGGCGTTGTTTTCAAGCAAGGTCTCAGAAGTCGTCCAAGGTCGAAAGAAGGCCAAGGAAAGCTTCTGGTGCGTTTTAGCGAGGGATTGGGGCGGTCAGTCGGGATTCGATCTGCAAACCGACCGACCTTGCGACGTGGGAACCGGTTTTTTCAGAAAAGTTCTTGAACGTTGATAGGTTTATCAAAGTTTTTTGCTTGCTCTTGACAGAGCTTCGGGAAATCCCGAAATTTTTTGGGAAGGAGGGAAGGGGGAAGAGGGGATTATAGGGGAGTTAGGGAGTTAGGTGGTTGGGGAATTGAGGAATTAGGTAGTTTTCAAGTCTTGAAATATTTGCGATTTCGGGTGTTTTTTTCCTGGAGAGTTCAGTATGTTAATCCACAATAGAGTTAACCAAGACACACTATTACCGTTATCTGTTCAGATATTATTACCTTCTGGAGAAGCATATAATCTAGAAGATAATAATATCTCTCTCCAGTTTAAGTTATATTCATTCTCTGGAGAAGAAATAACTACAAGTGGAGTAGTTAATATACTTGACTCCAGAAAAGGAATTGTAGAATACAGATGGAATATTAACGATTATAATCACTTTAACACTTTAATATCTATCTCTCCAGGAATTACAAACTATCAGTATAAAGCATGGTTTATAGTAAATAAATCTGGAGATAAGTATTATTACCCCCAGAATAACGAAGGAATATTAGTTAATGTAATAAATCCTTCTGGTATTAGCGAATATGAGAGTAGGAATATTGACGATTTATTATTTTCTCCCAGTAAAATTAAGAATTTAGAAGGACAAATAGAAGAAAGATCAGTTAGCGAGTTAATAGAAGCAGAGATGTGGAAAGATAGTAAAAAAACAGATAAAGTACCATGGGGTATTAAAATAGCTAGAACAAGACCAAGTTCTACACTTAGCTAATTAGTAATTATGCAATAACTATGATTCGCTAACTGTAAAAGTGTAAAACTGGTGAGGATGCAAATACGCAAAGAGTGTGAGAGTAATTCTATAAAATTTGCTCGGAATAAAATAAGCTATTTCCAAAACAGCAATACAAGCTAGCAAGCTAGCTAGCTAACCAAGGAGCTGAAAAACATGAATGCATATAAGTATGTGCATGCTGTTAGTGTGACGGTGAATCAATATTTTAGCATTGACAAGATAAAAGCAGATGCTGTTTATGTGGGTGGAGCAGGTAATTTAGCAGTTGAATTACCAAATGGACAATCAATAACGTTTAATTCAGTGCCTGCTGGAACTATAATTCCAGTTCAATGTGTGAGAGTGCTTAACACGTCAACAGCAACTAATCTTGTGGCGTTGTTTTGCTAATAAGCGAATAAAAAATGACAACTGAAAATAAAAAGTCAGAACTGGCTGAATTGTACAATAAGTATTTAGCAGCGAGGAGGGATTTGCTGAAGGCAAGGTATGATGCTGCACAAACGCATTTAGGAAATCAAGAGCATTGGAAGAATGCTGATTTTTACAGTCCAAATGCAGCAGCATCTCCAAATGTAAGGAGGATTTTGAAAAGTAGGGCAAGGTATGAAGTTGTAGAAAATAATCCATATTTGAAGGGGGTTGTTCTATCAATTGCGAATGATTTTGTAGGAAGTGGGCCTAAGCTTCAAATAATTGATGAAAGATTCTCTCCAGAAATTAGAAAGAGGGTGCAGTCAAAGTTTGTTGAATGGGCTAAAAATATTGGGTTGAGGGAAAAGCTTTGGAGATTGGAATTCTCGAAAAGAGTGGATGGAGAGTCGTTCGCGATTGCATTTCAAAATAAACGAACAAAATACCCTATCAAACTAGATTTCTATGTCATAGAAAGTGATAGGGTTGGTGGGAACTTGATTGATTTTAAGGCTCCAGAGAAGGGATATGGGGAAATTGATGGTGTGAGGTTTGATGAGTATGAGCAGCCGATTGAATATTTCATCTTAGATCATCATCCAGGAACTAGTTGGCCATTTCCATCAATGGAATTTAGTAAGGGGTTTGGAAGTGGGAAGTGGGTAAAGGCGGAATTTGTGTTGCATTGGTTCAGGAAAGATAGGGGATGGCTTAGAGGAATTCCAGAATTAGCCCCATCATTTCCATTGTGTTCATTGTTGCGTCGTTATACTTTAGCGACAGTGAGAAATGCAGAAGTTAGTGCTGACTTCACAGTTTTGCTTGAATCTCAAAACCCATTAAGTCCAACGCCATTTACTGATGGACATGGGAATTTAATCACTGATGAACCATTTGATGTGTTCCCATTGGAAATGGGAATGTGCATGATACTTCCAAGAGGATATAAACCAAATAAGCTTGATAGCGTGCCTATTGGATCAGATTTTGATGATTTCGTTGGAGCAATTATACGAGAAATCGTTCGGCCGCTATTAGTGCCTTATAACTTGGCAGTTGGAAGTAGTAAAGACAGCAATATGAGCAGTAGTGTATTGGATGCAAATCTTTATAAAAGTGCTCAAAACTATGAAAGGATGCATTGCGAAGATAATGTGTTGAACAAGATTTTTAGTCTTTGGTGGCAAGAAGCAATGCTTCAAGATGGTTATTTAGAATTGCCTAAGTCATTGAAGGAATTGGATTTCCCTCCAGAAAATAAATGGCGGTGGGATAACATTGGGATTCTGCATACTGATCCGTCTAAAGTCGCAGATTATTTGACTGTGATGAGGAATAGTGGCTTTATGACGGATAAAGACATACAGGAAATCTGGTTCAACAGGGACGTTGAAGATTGGAGGCAAGAGATTGCTGAGGATGAGGAATTCCGTATTGAGCAAATGAAGAAAAAGGCGGAAGTCAATAATATGTACCAGAAATCTAGTGATGGTGGCAATACTTCAGATAGTAAAAAATCATCCGCTAAAGCTATGAATGGGAGTATGAAAGCATGCCGACTCCGAAAAAAGGCGAAAGCAAGGATGAGTTTATAAGTCGATGCGTGAAGTACGTGATTGATGATGGAACAGCCAGCTCTGTTAAGCAAGCTGTTGCAATTTGCTATAGCTTGTGGGATAAAAGAAACGTGAGTGGAGCTATGGACAAGAGAATAACAAAAAATGACTATATTGTGTGCTCTTCTAACGCAGAAGTTGCAAGCGGAGAGAAGGGCGATGAGATTGTGATTGTTGCATATACTGGTACTCAGATGAGGCCAATGGCTTATTCTGAGAATGTTGTTGTTGATCTGAGTGGAGCTGGATTTAGTAAGTCAGTTATTCCGATCATCATTGATCATGACACAAAATTGAGATTTGGGCATTCAACTGAAAAATATATTCTAAAGGCTGGAGAATCTGTGAAGATTGGGAGTAAAGAGTATCATGGTCCTGCTATTGTGATTAAGGCAGTTAAATCTTCAAATATGGGTGTGGCTAAAGGTGTGTTAGATGATATTAAAAATGGATTCCCATTCCAAGCGTCGATAGGTGCTTCAGTAGAAGATTATCAATATTTAGAGGAAGAAGAAACTAAAGAAATAAACGGAGCAATCTTCAAAGGGCCATTGTATTGGATTAAGAATAGTGTGATTCGTGAAGTTAGTCTGACTGTGCTTGGTGCAGATTCCAACACAAACGTAAGCATTGCAGCAATGCAAAGAGGTGCCAAGATGACGTTTAATGAATGGCTGAAGAGTGTAGGCATTAACGCAGATACTTTGGATGAGGCTGGTAAGAATCAGCTAAAGGCTGCATACGATGCCTATACTGAACTCATTTTGAACGATGTTGGTTCTGGTGGTAATACTAGAACTGGCAATCAAAGTGATGTGAAATCTACTGATGATGTGCTGAAGGAAGAAATCGCTCGTATTGAGGCAATCAATGCGACTGCTGATGAATTTTCTGATTCGATCAAAAGTTTGGAAGTTGAGATTGATGGTAAGACGAAGAAATTCACGTTGAATTCCTTCAAAGCTCATGCCATCAAGAATAAGTGGTCTCCAGAAAAATTTGAATTGGAGTGTCGAAGGGCGATGTATCCGCAAATGAATGGTCCAGCTATTCACGTGAAACCTGAAGTGAATTATGATGAATTCTCTGTTAAAGCAGTTGAATGCGCAATCTTGCGTTCAAGTGGTGTGCCTGCTCGTGCAAAAAATCGCTCTACAGGCAAGGAGTTTGGTTATGAATTGATGTATGATGAGAAGGTTATTGAAGCTTCGTATAGCAAGAAGTATAATGTGAATAATAGTCTGGATAACTTGTGCCGAATGCAGATCATGGCTGTTGGTAAGCATCCAATTAGCTTTGATCCGAAGGAATTGTTTGCACAAGCCCATGAATCTTGGTTTATGGTGAAAGCTGGAAGTGCTGCCAGTACTTTCAGTCTGACAAATATTCTTGAAAATGTGATGTATAAGGCTGCTTTGGCATCGTTTGAAGCTGCCGAAACAACGTGGCAAAATATTTGTGCAACCAGGTCTTTGAATGACTTTAGGCCGCACAATCTATATCGACTCACGTTGAATGGGTCGTTTAAGAAGGTTGGTCCTGATGGTGAATTGAAGCATGTCACGATGAGTGATGAGAAATTCACCATTCAGGCTGATACCTATGGTGCGATGATTGCAATTGATCGTCGTACTCAAATTGATGATGATCTAGGGCTTGTTGTTCAACGAGCACGTGAAATTGGCTCTCTAGCTGCTTTGCGATTGGAAGAGGCTGTGTATGTTACGCTTCTTAGCAATCCTGGTAGCTTCTATAGTGCTGGTAATAATAATCTGATTAGCGGTAGCACTAGTGCGTTGTCTATTGGAGCTTTGGAAATTGCTCGTAAAAAGTTCCGTGATCAAGTTATCAACGGAAAACCTATCAATGTGACGCCTTCTATTTTGCTCGTTGGTACGAGTCTTGAGAATATTGCTGTTAAGCTGTGGAGTCAAGATCGTTATGAAATTGCTGGTACATCTAGCAGTGTGACAAGGGAGTTTGTGAACAATCAGTTTGTTGGTCTGTATCGTCCAGTTATTTCGCCTTATCTGAATAACACTAGTATCACTGATCAAGACGGTAAGCCAATTACCGGACAGTCTGATACTCAGTGGTATTTGTTTGCGAATCCAGGTGCTCCTCAAGGAAGTGCGTTGGTTGTTGGTTTCCTTAATGGGAGAACAACTCCGTTCTTCGATGAAGCAGAAACTAGCTTTAGTGTTCCAGGTGGTATTCAGATGCGTAGCTATTATGATTTTGGTGTTGCTATGCATGTTCCGCAGATGTCACTTAAGTCAACTGGTGCTTAATAGTTAAGGAAGTGACGATGCTTTTCGACTTGATTAAAAACATTGCTGCTGGAAATGAAGGCAGTGATGGTTTTATCGCTGTGCATGAAGACGTACTGAAAGCGATGGTCTTGATTAAGAAGAAGAAAGAGTTGAAAGTTGATATAAAGGCTAAGGATTTAGGTGGTGCTTTGTATCAGATCAATGTGAAAGCACTATGTGAGATTGCTAAGGCTGTAAATGATGATGATCGAAATCTTTTTGAATCTATTAGTTTAGTTGGTTTGAATGATCTGATCAAATCAAAAGAGCAATAAACGATAGGAGGATAAAATGCCAAAAGCCACTTTTTTCCATGGTTATCAGGAACGTATTGATTACACGCCATCTAGTGATGTGCAAAGTGGTGATGTGGTCGTTATTGGGGGTGAAATTGGGGTTGTAACTGACCCGCAAGGAATTAAAGCTGGGAAGCTTGGAAGTGTTGCGGTTACTGGTATTTTTGATTTGGTGAAAGACGCTGCAACGACATTTAATGTTGGTACAAAGGTTTTTTGGGATACTGTGAATAAAAAGGCAGTTACTACTGCTGGTGCAAATATCGTGTATGCCGGATATTGCCAGTATGCTGCTGCAAATGGTGATCCAACAGTTAAAACTTATATTAACAAGCTGAATCCAAATACACTCTCTAGCGTGTAATGAAACATGTACAACTTTAGATCTAGAATGAAGCATATCGGCTCAGTGATGAGTCAAGTTAATAGTGAAATTATCTACTATGAAAGGAATGATATAAAGAAAGTGATTAGGGCATCTCCTGTGAGTGTAAATGCAAGTGAATTATCTCCAGGAGATAGTTCAATCACAATGGTTGAATTATTTGGTTTCGGTGTGAATAGAAGTGAACTTGGTCCATTGTATCCACCTAGGCACGGAGATGTAATAACTAGGCAGGATGGGAGTATGTATCGAGTAAGTAATCCGGTGGGCTACTCAACAATCTATCTCCATACCGATGCAGATAGAGATAGATTGGTAGTATTTGCGTCATTAGTCCAAACCAAGGACGCATAATATGAGCAGGCTTATCTTCTCCAGAGATATGGTTTATGAGGCTATTCATAGGAATAGAAAATTATTGCCAATACAAGAGTTCAAATTGCAAAAGACTTGGTTGCCTTGGAGGGAATTGTGTGAAATATATGCTGAACCAGCAGGTGCAGTATTTGTAAGCTGTGGTGCTGCTGGTGATGCATTGACATATACACGACATGGATCATTTGTTCAAGACGTACCAGTTGATATTAGTTTTAGGGTTGGAATTAAAAATTTCAACGATATAGAAGAAGTGGACAAATATGTGCATTTCCTAGAGAAGCTCTGGTGGCTTTGTGGGAATGCACCAAGGTTATTAAATGTGCTAGATTATGGTCCAACAAGGATTGAACCGTTAAAAGACCCACAAGGAACGCCAACTAGTTATACGCTTCAGAAAGAAGCAAATGTGTTTGAATCATATTTCACAGTCCACTACAGAACAATAATGGGAGAATAACATGAGTGATACTTTTAGCCCGCGTACCGGGTTTGCAATGAAATTGTATTATGCCACTGGGAATATGAGTAGTCCCACGTGGAATGAAGTTGGTGCCGTTGGTGATGTGAATATTTCTAGTCTTTCCAGAGGAATGGCAGAGTTAAAACGACGTGGTAGTTACTACACGAAGAACTTGCCTACGTTGTTTGAATCAATCACAGTTGAATTCACAATTCCGTTTGGTGTTAGTCAAACTGCTTATGACCAAATTCGTGCAGATTTCTTTAGTGGAACTGCTCGATTGTGGGCAGTTATGAGTGGTAATATTACAGTTAGTGGTGTGCAGGGACTTGTATTGCCTGCTCTTGTCACTCAATTTCCTTGGGATCAACCATTGGAAGATGTGAGTAATCATAATATTCAGCTATCGGTTGCATATCTGGAAAACAGCTCAGGTCAAGAACTTGACCCGTATTGGTTAGTTGTTGGCTCTAGCACAACTACTACAACATAATGAGGCATTGAAATGATCGTCTATGCGACTTTCAAAGCAATAACGGTTGGTGAATTGGTTGATCTGTGTAGGAAAAAGAGGGATCATCCGTTGAGTGCTAGTTATTTGATTGGTTGTGCTGCTCTGCCTTATGACAAAACAGTATATATTGATGAAGAAGCTTATAGGGCTTTGATCTCTGAGGAAAAAGCTATTGTCAAGAATAAGATTGACAAGGTTGTGATAAACGATATCGACACGGGAGAACCCACAGAGGTGAACGCAGTTGTAAAAGTAGTTGAATATCTTGATGGATGAAAGGTAAAGCCATGAACAGAAAAGAGGTGTTATTTATAGTTAGTCTTATTGGTGTGGTTCTATATTATGCCGTTGTCGGTACCAATGAAAAGAACAGCGATGTTCAAAATCAAGTGCAGGAATCTGCGAAGGTTAAGGTGGTGAGAAAAGATTTGTATGTGTTAAATTCTGATATGTTGGATTTTCCTCCAGAAGTTAGAGCGTGGTATAGAAATCCTGATGGTAGTTGTGTGCAGTGCAGCATAGGAATGTGTGGTGTTTGGCAAAATACTTTGGAGGCATCTACTTTACTATGGGATAGTCCTTACGGAAGTCGAGTAAGAGGGGGTAGTGGTCCAAGTAGAGTAGCAAATTATAGTAAGGAACGTGGACTACCCATCTACAACATAACTGGTGAAGGGACATTGGATTGGATGAAATGGGCTATTAGAAATGGCAGGATGGTTGCTATCGGTGCTGGAGTTGCTCATTTTCAAACATTAGTTTGGATTAGCAACGATCCCTCCGATAAGAAACCATTCAAAGTGTGTAATAACAATAGCCCTACTAGAATTGATGAATATGATTTTAATTCTTTTATGAGACTGCATCTATCTAGTGGAAGATGGGTAGTTATTATCAAATCGCCCTCACCACCTGCTATGCCAAAAAATTATGATGAGTGGGTGGTGTACAACAGGTTTGGAGGAGACCTATGAGTGCTAAAACGATTAAGATTCTGATGACTTATGTCATAACAACCTGTATGTTGTATATGCAACCTCTATTTGCACAAATGCCTGAAGTTGATGCAAATGAGGTTGCCCGTCTTGGAAATATGGTGCAAAGTATTGACAAATTTGGAAAAAGCAATACGGAAGTTGACGATCTGTATGTGTTGGCGATGTCAACGCCAGAAAATGACAATGATCGTTGGTATGTGACGTTGATTATTAAGAATGGCTGTGTTCATTGTAAAAAGCTGCTAGCAGATTTTGAGAAATTGCCTCTAGCAGCGTTAATTAACGAAACTAAAGGCCCTGACGGAAAGACATATAAGCCTTGGGCGCATTTTAATATTTATAATGTGGACGATGGGAGTCAGAGTTGGAGAATTCGTGCCTATCGTATATATGAATATCCAACGATTGTGATTCAACCTCCAAGAAGCGGTAAATATGGTGATCCACGTAATGTTGTATGGCAGCAAAGTGGGTATGATGGTAATCCAAATAAGTTGATGGAGCGTATTCAAAATGGTGTGAAGAATTATTTGAAGCTTATCGCCGAAGCTAATCGAGCAAAAAATAAGGTTGGTGAATATGGTGTTCGCCCTTTTCTGGTGAGTTTGGTGGGATATTCCCAAGAAGGAGATTTAGATATTGGGAACCCTCCGTTTCCAATAATCAATCCGAGCGACCAAGTACAGCTTCAACCGAAAATAGTCGAGTGGCCACCGAGCCAAAATCAGAATCAAAATCAGAACCAAAATCAACCACAAGTAAGCCTATCCCAAGTAGTAGTCCTATTGATTCAAGCAGTGATCGCAATTCTGAACTCAACAGGATTAGGGAACCTGCTTCTCCTAATTATGGTTATATATTGGACCTTAGAAAGGATCGCACCCCTAACACCAAACCAGATAGACGACAAGATTGTAGCTGTCCTAAAGGAGGCACTGGAAAAGAAAGATCAGTCTGGGAAATCCTAAAGGAAGTAGCAAAAGTATTGTGGTGGTATTTCACAGCACCAATACAAATCATGAAATTGATTGAAAACATGATGACGATCATTTTGACGTGTTTCATTGTGTGGATGATGGTCAAAATAGTTTTGGCAATCACAAAAAGATAATTGAAAGGGAAGTAAAATGAAGAATTGCGTGATGTAATTTGTTATAATGGTTGTCTAGGGGCTTCACTAGACCAAGGGTTAAACCGTTCGGAAGGCTTATATTCTAAAAGGATATAAGCCTTTCTTTTTAGATCAAAAGGGGATACGATGACCACTACAATGGAATTTGTTGACAGCTATGGTCGTAAGTGGGATTTGAAATTGAATATGCTCATTGCAAATAGGATTGAACGAAGTGATTATAAGAGTATTGGTATTGATAAACCAGTAGAAATTCTTAATCTAAGTGATGACTTGTTGAGAGATATTATCACGAAGCCTAAATTGATGTTTGCGATTATCTGGACTATCGTGCAAGATCAGGTGAAGGAGAAATATATAGCTTGGCAAGCACTTTCTGATGCCGAGAAAAAATCAGCCAAATCCAAGAAATTGGATGTATGGCCTATTCCTCCAGAGAATGAAGAGGAAAGCCAAAATGAGTTTATCAGTGGAATTGATGGGAAGACAATTGACGCTGCTAGGAATGCTTTGATCGAAAGTCTTGCGGATTTTTTCCAAGAGATGAAGAGCGTTTTGTACGAGTTGAAAAATCAGATAGAGTTAGTGAGAGAATTGCTAGAGAAGCGGACTCCGAGGCTAAGGGAAAAGATGCGGGAAGAGATGGAGAGAGAACTGGACAAGTTTCTGCAAACCTAAGAAGAACGTGGAACACTGTATATTATATGTGCGGTCAAGTTGGATTGTCATTAGAAGATATGTGGAAAATGAGCTTAAGACAGTTGGTGTTTTATTGGGATGGTAGAATGAGTTGCATGTGGGACCACACAGCATCAGTTAATCATAGTTTATGGTCTTTGACCAAATTAGTGCACGATATGTTTAGTAAAAGAAAAATGCCAAAATTGGACATATCTGATTTTCATCCAATGCTTGAAAAGAAGAAACGAGGTATCTCGATTGACGCGAAGAATATCGGGAAGCTGAAGAGTATCTTTAACATAAAGTGAGGTGATTTATGCCATATATTGTAAGGTCATTGAGTGGCAGAAGAGTACAAACGAATCTAGGTAGGATTACTGGACGGTTCAAAATTCGTCCGCATATCAAAATAAATTTGTTGGATAGGAGCGTTATTCGTAGCAATTGGTCAGAGATAGCCTTTGGACCAGTAATGCATCTGGCATTATTGGTTAGAAAAATAGCCAGAGGAAGCATTAGAAGAAGAAAGAAAAAATATGGAAAACCATCTCCTCCAGGAACTCCGCCGTACTCAAGGAAACCTGGATTAACACCGCCGATGAAAATGATTTATGCGGTTCCCTATAAGTTTGGTACCGCTGCTATAGTTGGTATGGTTTACTTTCCAGGAAAAGGAAGTACAGATGTTCCAGTACCTGGATTGCATGAACATGGTGGTATAACTAAAAGGCGTGCTCTTGTAGTTGTCGGGAAAACGAAGAAAGGAAAAGACAAGACTAAGCGTAAGTGGGTAATGGCGAAATATCCTCCACGACCATTTATGGCACCTGCTTTGCTAAAGGCTAAAGCTGCATTCCAGCAAAGAGGAATTAAATTGAGAGGGGTTGCATAAGGAGTTAGCTATGCCTAGTGCAGCAGGTATTAAAGCTGGTAAAGCGTTTATAGTAATTGACGCAATGGATATGACTGCAAGAGCATTTGCAGGCATACGTAAAAATATTTATAGTCTTGGTAGTACGATGAGTTCGGTTGGGCAATCTATTGCAGTGACTTCTGCACTAATGTTCAGTCCGTTCTCAATTGGAATGCGCAAATTTGCAGAGTTTGATGATGCACTACGTAAGTTGGTAGGTAAGTCTACTGGTAAAGTTAAAGATTTGTTGGATATGGAACGTACTGCTCTGATATTGTCGAAAAATATGGGATTTGGTATTAAAGAAATAGTTGACACTGCTAGAACATTGGTTGAAGGTGGGTTGGAAGGAGATGCATTAAAGAAAGTACTTCCGCAAGTGTTGCTTTTGGCAAAAGCTGCTGGTGATGCATCGGATCAAATTACAGATTTACGGCATGCAGCAGGAGCAGTTACTGGTATTTTGAATGCATATAGAATGGATGTGAGTAGTGCGGCAAGGGTCGTGGATATTTTGGCTAAAGTAGTGAATAAGACCAATATAAATATGGAAGATTTGAATGTGATAGTTGGCTATGCTGCAACAGTTGCCGCAGAATATCGAGTTAGTCTTGAAGAGTTGATGGCTGTTATGGGCGTATTTCGTGATGTGAATATGGATGCATCAGTAGCTGCCACTGCTTTCAGGAATATTTTGCTGTATAGTACTAGTAAGTCTGAACTCGATAAATTTAATGAGAAATTAGCCGAATTAACCGGAAAGGTTATTGAGTTTACTGATGCAAGTGGTAAACTAAAAAGTCCTATTGTGTTTTTGACAGCTATTGGTGAAGTTCTTAAGACAATTGATGATGAAACAGTTAGAGGAGAACTGTTGAGTAATTTGTTTGGTACTCGATCTACAGTGCCATCTATGCAGATCGTAAAAAATATTGATAGACTGAGTGAACTGATTGTAGAATTGAGAAATTCTAGTGGTACAGCAACTAAGATGGCTCAGTTTATGGAGTCTGGTTTTGGTGGTAAATTAAGGAAATTGCTTGGGCAGTTGTCTAGCTTGGTATCTTCTTTCAAAGTCTTGTCTCCAACATTTGATATGTTCATCATGTTGATTGGCAAGGCTATAACATGGGTGGAGAAGTTTATCTATAAAAACAGGGATTTGGTAAATGTGATTGTACAATTAATTGCAATGTCTGGTGTTTTCGGAATTGGGATGATCGTTGTTGGAAAAATCTTGAGGATGGTTGGTATGATTATGACTCCAGTTGCTTATGCACTAGTGATGTTCAGTAGGACGATTAGCTTTTTATCTCATAGTGCGGTACCGCAAGCAGTGAAGTCATTGAATAGGTTGGGTTCAATGTATTTATTCTTATACCGTTGGTCGCGTTCGTTAGTTAGGGCCACAGGATCTTTGTCATCATCAATAGTCAAATTGTGGCTAAACGCAACAAATGAAGCACTATCAAATTGGGGAGTTTTTACTTCGTCTGTAACTAAGAAGGTTAGTCTTGCTTTCAAAGAAGTTGAGGGAGTTGTACAGAAAACGTTTATTGGATGGTCAAGAGTGTTTAGTGGCAAAATCTTTTCAAATAAATCTATGATAAGACCTATTATTGATCTCAATAAGATGCTAATGAGCACTGGTCATTATAAGGCATTAGCAAATGAATTGAATAATATACTTAAAACTTTTAGTAAAATAGATGTGTTATTTACGAACTTGTATCCTAAACGCCCATTTGCAGAAAAAGCAGCCGCTAATTTTCTAGGTGCATTTGAAAAACATTTGAAATTGGGAATGAAAAACTTACCATTGCGTACTCATCGTTTTGCCAACTTCTTATTTGATAACATATTCAAAATTAGAAATTATGGTACTGAAAGATTTGTTAACGACTTTTTGAGTAAGGCACTTAATCATAGTTTGTTAAGAGTCTATAAAGTGGGTACTCGAACTGTTGTGAGACAAGCAAGAAGTATTCAAAGATATGTAGAAGTACTGGGAGGAGCATTTAAGGCTTTTATTCAAGATTATCAATTAGTAGAATATACAGCTAAAAAAGTTGGTAAGAGGATTTTAGTATCAGGTTTAAGATATAGCCATGATGTAGCAAGACTAATTGGAAGTAATCAAAGATTGGTTAGTGTGACAATATTCGGTGTCACACAGTCTGCACTTGTTTCTGCTAATGCAGTACAACGTTTATTGAACAGTACAAATAAACCGTTCATGCTGTGGTTGAGATCAACTATGCTCGTAGCAAAACAAGTTGGATATTTGAGGTTCGGCTTAACTGCAATGTTTGGGGCATTAAGAAATTTATTGAATATGGACGTATCAACCTTTTTTGGCGGTATTATGTCATTTTTATGGACAATCGCTGGAATTATTATGGCTCCAATCACAGAAGGTGCCAAATTAGTTTGGGATTTAATTAAAAAAGGATGGAATGGTGCATTGGAACTCACTGCAAAATTATTTAATTATATTGCTGCTGATCCGATTGGACTGTTGATAAAAGGCATTACGGCAATTGTAGCTGCTTTAATGGTAGTGGTGACTTTAACGGTAATTGGTGCAGCAGCATGGGGAATTTTGAAAGCAATTGTTATTAAAACGATGGGGATCATAGCTTCATCACTAGCAAGTGTTCCGATATTGTTTGAAAAGATGATTGAAGGTGCCTTGCGATTGGGCAAAAGACTAACTACTTTATATTCTACAGTGCATGAGTATGTAAAAGTGGCAATGGATGCCAACAGGTTTGATCTTGCTGCAAGGTTGATCTCTACAGCAATGAAGATTGCATTTCTTGAAATACGTAATGAAGCATTAGTAACGTTCAGAGGATTTGCTGCTGGGTTCATTGCAACTATAATGCTTGTTAAAGAATTGACTAATAAACTAATGAAAATGGGTAGTGTTCTCGTCAAGATTGGTCGTGTAGCCGGATGGCTAATTCCTGATAGTATGGGTGGTGGGATGATAAGGCTATTCAATGCTGTTAGTGGATGGTTCCAAGAAACTACGGAAGATACAATAGATAGTCTCAGTGAACGATGGATGAAATTGAAACAGCAAGCTGAGAAAGATTTGGCAGCAGGTGACGTTAGGAGAATACAAGAACTTGAAGATGCATATACTGAATTACATAATGTCAAAATGCAAATTCGTGTGGCAACTGGAAGAAATCCGGAGCTTGAGAAATTAGAACAAGATTTGGCGCTTGGGCTAAATAATGCTGCATCTGAAGGTGTGTATTCTGGGATGCGAGATGGTGCTAGACGTGCTATGAGGAGTGAAGTAATTCCTGGATGGAAAGAACTGCCTGAAGAAATTGGTGGTGGAAGAGTTTGGGTCGGTCCTGGTAAAGAAGCAGCAGTTGCAGAAGCTCGAAGAAAACTAGCAATAGAAGCTAGAAATGCAATCAGACCTGCCCCAAAAACACTTACGTTTGAAAAGATAGATGTTATTAAGGCAGCAGAAAAATATTCTTCTGAAGCATTTAGATCATTCTATGAGAATATGCTGGTTGAAAAAGATCCAACTGTTGAAAGGTTGGATGTAATTAGTGACCATTTAAGAGCAGTTCCTAAGATGGCTGAAGACATAGGTGAAATACGAAGAAGCTTAACTGAAGATTAGTATGAAGATTAGGGTGAGGACAAGTCATGCCAAAAATTCTTGGTTTACAAGATGGTGGTGTAGAAGGTTCAAGAGGACTTGTAGTAAAAGATAAATTCTGGAGGCAATCAATTCAATTTACTGAAACGTATGTTATTTTGGCGGACGATTTAACTCAGAGTGAAGAAGTCATACTATCAACAACGGGACTACCATCAATTGGGGATGTGGTTGGCGGGGCAATATGCATAAATAAAAATGCACGAGATATTGGAACCGTAATTCACCCAGTAACAAAAGTACCAACTGCATTATGGGAAGTCACTATAGAATGCAGTTCTGAACTTGATACAAATGCTGCAAACGAAGCTCAACAGGATGATGCAACTGAGTTTAGGAAAAGAGAAAGATGGACAAAAGAAGTTATTGAGGAAGTTCGTGGATATGATGCCTTAGGAAACAAAGTCCAAACACCAACATTTGAACCAATTGAATTCAGTGTACCAAGAACAGTTCCAGTTCTTGAAATTACTAGGTATGAAAGACCACCAGTTGACCCAATGATTCTATTGAATTATGTTAATAAGGTGAATAAAACAACATTTCGCGGTGCTCCGAAAGGTTGTGCATTGATGGATTCGATTGAGTTTGAAGAGGAATGGATTAAGAATACTTTGTATATTCGAGCAACTTATGTGATCAAGTTCAAAATCGAACTGGATGCAAATGGTGAAATAAGAAATGTGGAGGGATGGAATCTTCCAATATTAGCAGAAAGTCATTTTTATTATCCTCCAACTGTACCATTAAAAGAGCGATCAATAAAAACAAGGGAAAGATTTGCAGATAAGTCGGGCGCTACAATAAAAATGCCGATAACTAAGGAAGGATATAGAAATTTAGGGCCTCCTCAGTATTTGGATTTCAAACGATATGGCTATGCGAATTTCAACGCTCTGAATCTGTAATAATCAAGGGATAGAAGAAATGGCTTTCTTCTCCAGAAAAGAAAAGCGTGAGCTTAAAAAGCTTAGTAGAATTCAACGCACTGGTAGTACTGGTGTGTTTAGTGGTGATATTGAAGAGGTACGTAGTGGAAACATTTCTTATATAGCATTCACGCTTACTTCAATAAATGCTGCAAGTATTCAAAATAATAAGGTTGTTCTATCTAATGGCATCTGCACTGTTTGGAAAAGAAAGGCAGAAATTGATGATGGATATTCCGGTCTTCCAGACGAGAAAGCAGCAGGTACTGAGTTAGTCCCAGATCGTTATGATAATGGAAAGTGCTTCAAAATAAGGGCGTGGAATGCATCAAAGGAAACAATTCCAGCTTGTACATATGTAAAGGTTGCACAGGATGTTAGTGGTGATTTGTATATAATCGAGGTGTTTGCAACTCAATCCACAACAACTTCTACAACAAAACCATGCAGCAGCAAGAGGTGTAAGTGGATATGGAATTCGAGTACCAATAAATGGGCGCTGGATAAAAATGAATGCACTACTACTAGCACGTCAACATCAACATCAACTACAAGTAGTGGAAGTACTACAACAACCGAATATTGCGGCTGCCCAACTACAACAACAAAACCTCCAAAGTGTGAATGTACTTATCCAGATTTTTGTTGTGATAATGGTGAGTGCGGCCCAACTGAATCTGAAATCTGTACTTATACCAGGTGTTCTAGGAACCCACCAAAGTCAAAAGTAAATTGCAACACAACAACTAGTTCAACAACTACTTCGACAAGTACAAGTGAAACCACAACAACTAGCGAACCGACAACCACTCTTGAGCCTACTACAACTTTAGAACCAACAACCACTATTGAACCGACTACAACTACGAGTGAACCTACCACAACAAGTAGTGAGCCGACAACTACTACTGATGATGGTACTGAATGTGGTCAATGTGGTTGGAGGTTTAATGCACTAGGTAGTGTAGAGAATCAATTTAATAATTGTAGAGATGGTTGTTCTTGTCCTTTAGCACATAATGGGAACCCATGTTCAGAAATAGTATTAAATTGTGTAAGACCTTCAACATCAACTTCACCGTCTCCTTCTTGTAATTATGATTGTAGGTATATATGTGATCCTGCAAGTGGGTGGATACTAGTACAATCCGGTTGTTCGACTGGATGTGGATGTAAGCCACCAACTGAAGATTGTAGTGAATGTGGTAGCGAAACTTATGTTCATTGTTCATCAATATCTGATGGTGGTGGCGACGGTTCAACAACTACTAGTGAAACCACTACAACTAGCGAACCAACAACTACTCTAGAACCTACTACAACTTTAGAACCAACAACCACATCATCATCGACAACTAGTACAACTCCAGAATGTCAGGATAAAAAATGTGTTTGGAAATGCAATAATGGTGAGTGGGAGCTAAAGTCGAATCAATGCCCTGAAAATTGTGATTGCTATCAACCTAATGAAGGATGTGTTGGAGATTGCACAACCGCCAAAACTGATTGTTTACCTGGTCCAACAACAACAAGTTCATCTACAACTAGTACTACGTGGGCATGTTATCAATATAAGTGTGTACCAGTTAATCAACATACTGATCAGGGATGGCTTTATTTTGATGGAATAGCCTGTAGAAGTGTGGCACAGCCACCGTACGGATCTTGTGAAGAATTAGGGTGCGGTAATGCTGGTGGTACCTTATGTAGATTTTGTAATGACCCATGTCCAATACCACGTGATATTTTTATTGATAATTTGTTACAGTATGATCCTAATACAGGTTATACAGGTATACCATGTCGTATACCTCCACCATGTGAACAAACAACTAGTACAACTACTGAATCAACTAGTACATCAACTGAACCACCAACCACTGAACCGCCAACTACTCAACCACCAACTACTCAACCACCAACTACTCAACCACCAACTACTCAACCACCAACTACTCAACCACCAACTACTCAACCACCAACTACTCAACCACCAACTACTCAACCACCATCAACATCAACAAGTTAATAATTGGTATTGAAAGATATGACGAAACATATGAACAAAATAAGGAGATGACGATGAGACTTACAATCGGAATGGCAACGTATGATGATTTCGATGGAGCATATTTCACGATCCAAGCACTTCGTCTTTATCATCAAGAAGTGATGGATCGAGTAGAAATTATTGTTATTGATAATAATCCGAACTCTTCATCTAGTAAGTATTTGGAGAATTTCGTGGTCAATTGGGCACACGGAAAATATGTTCCATTTAATGAAGTGACTGGTACGACTGTACCTAGGGATAAAGTCTTTGAATATGCACAAACTGAAGCTGTAATGTGTGTTGATAGTCATGTAATGATCTGGCCAGGAGCGATTAAAAAGCTGCTCAATTATTATGAGAGTAATCCAGACACTAAAAATTTGTATTCTGGCCCATTAGTGTATGATGATTTGACAACGTATTCCACGCATTTTAACAATGTGTGGAGGAGTGAGATGTTGGGAATATGGGGAACTGCGTGGAAGTGTGACGAGAATTGCGACTTCATATTCACAACGATCCCATCTACTGAAAATATTGAAAGTATTGTGACGTTGGATATGAGGCATAAACCTTTGGACAAGTGTCCTAAGTGCGGTAAGAAATATCCTGGGTTACTTGATGCAAGAAAGTTGCATAACACGCTAGCATCTATTGGATGCAAGGTGTATGGGGAAATAAATGACAATCCATTTTCCATCCCAGGAATGGGATTAGGCCTTTTCACAGCATTGAAAAAGAACTGGTTAGGATTCAATCCTAACTTTAGAGGGTTTGGTGGAGAGGAGATGTATATCCATGAAAAATATAGGATGAATGGTGGTGATTGTATTTGTTTGCCGTTCTTAAGGTGGGTCCATAGGTTTGCAAGACCAGCAGGTGTACCTTATGTAAAGCATTTGACTGTGTGGAATAAAGTGAGAAATTATGTAATTGGTAGGCAAGAACTTGGTCTTAAAGTTGATGATATTTATGCTCATTTCAAAGAGAGGATGCCTAAGCATGAATGGGATTATCTTCTTGAAGACCCGATTGGGCATACGTTTTTACCATCACATGTTGTAGCAAATACTGTTCAAAACCCAGGTAGGTCACAACCAAGGGCGAGTGCTGATTATAATGAAATTGTTGCATGGACATGTACGGTTGAGAGGGATTTGGACAAGCATGTACCAAAATTACAAGAATTGGCAAAGCAATGTGATTATGTGATTGAGTTCACAAAACGACGAGAAAGTACAGTGCCTCTGTTGTCGTGTAATAAAAAACTAATTTCATATCAGTACGAGAGCGACCCGCTATTGAATCGTTTGAAGTCAATGCTTGGTGACAAGTACGTGTGGATTAAAATTTCCGACCCAGCATATATTCCTCCAGAAAACGACTTGTTGGAGGTTCTGAAACAGACTGAAGGAAAGAACTTCGACATGCTGTTCTTGGATTCAGTTGGTGAATATGACATTGTGATGAAGACTATGGAATTGTTGCGACCATATATCAACAAATGGATCGTGTTACATGATACTGCGTATTATACTGAACGTGGTGAACGTGGTGGACGAGGATTGCTTCCAGTCGTGAGGGATTGGAATAGGAGGTATCCAGAGTGGTTTGTTAAATATCATACTCAGGAAGAGTATGGTCTAACAGTGTTAAGTAAGTTGGATAGTGAAAAGAAGAAGCTGCCTTCCATATTTGATATGGGAAGGAACTTCTTATCAAGCATGGCTAAAGCAGTTCTTGAAGGACCTGGTATGGTGACGAACGAGCAATATGAAGAGCGACTAAATATTTGTGCATTGTGTGAAAATCGGAATGATCAGCGTTGTGGTGTGTGCGGTTGCTTTATTAGTGGTAAAGCAAAACTGAAAGCAAGTGAATGTCCACTTGGTAAGTGGCCAGATGTGAAAGGAGATTGATATGATGGTCAGATTTACAAGCTATAATGCTAAGATTGAGTACCTTGAAATACCAAAAGCAGCAAGTACTTCAATTAAAGCAGCTTTATTGATGGCTGATGGAGTTAAGTGGGAAAAAGAGATTCAGGTCCATGTCCACAATCATTTCAAAGAGATAAGTCATGTAGTACCATCTTTGTGTTTCACGTTTGTAAGGAATCCGCTAGAAAGATTTATTTCATGTTTCATTGACAAATCTAGAAATGGGTATTTTGATTCTGTGATGAAGTGGTATGTACCAATTCGCACAATCGAAGAGTTTTCAAATTACGTGTGGCATCTTATAAAGAATGGAAGCAACAATGATCCTCATTTAAGACCACAAGTAGACATCCTGAGAAAGAAATATAAGGTTAAAGGTGATTGGGATATTGCACATAGGGAAGTGGTTATTGGTGATAGTGTTTATGAAGTTCCGGTCGAAATCTATCCATTTGAACTTCTCAATGCTGGGTGGAAGAAATTACAAGCTCATGTCGAAAACTCCACGATTGGAAAAGCTAAGCTGCCTGATCTACAATTATTGAATAAGACGAAGTATGATGGTGAAGTGGAAGTTCCAGATAAGGTGAAAGACATCATAACGACTTTGTATGCCGATGATTTCAAGTTAATTGAAGAAGTAGGAGATGCTTATGAGTAATGAAAAGGTCAGTTGCTTGTTGACAACTTACAATAGATACCCAGAGTATGGGTTCATAGTTGATGAAGCTGTGTATAGCTTCATAGTACAAGATTATGAGGATAAGGAGCTTCTAATCATAAATGACACACCTGGGCAAGAACTTTATATTGATGAGGAGGTAGTTAGAATTCTTGGTGGTGATCCGAGCCAAATTAAAATTTTCAACTTAGATGAGAGGTTCTCTTCTCTTCCAGAGAAAATAGCATGGGGAGTTGAACAAGCAACGGGTGATTGGTTAATGCGATGGGATGACGATGATATTTGTCTTCATAAAAGAATTTCTATCAGTATGGAAGCGGTGAACTCGCTTAAGAGATTGGAATGGAGATGTGAGAATTACGTGTACTTCAGGATCACTCAGATTGCTGATTATAGTCAGGTGCTTTCTCAAGAAAGTAGGTATAAGATGTCATTAACAAGTGTGAACCATGCATACCCAACTATCGTCTATAATCCTGCAAATACGCATGTAATGAGTATATGGAATAGAAAAGTTCTGGATGGGAAGCGGTATCCTGGAATTGACAGTTTATCTGGAGTTGAAGATCAAGCATTTAACAATTACCTGAGAAAGATGGGATATGGAGATCGAGGGAATGCATTGAAACCTGAATATATATTCTATATTTATAGATGGGGCGTGAGTCCCCGTCATCTTAGTGGAATTGGTGGATGGGAGCATAGCGACAGGTTTTATAAAGAGATAGGGAATCTTGCAGTTGAAAAAGGAAAGTTTGAAATTAAGCCTAGATGGTTGTATAATTATAACTTTGTACTTAGTAGAGCTATTGAAAATCTTAAGGGGAAAATCAAGAAGAATGAAGAGCGTGCTATTGAGAAGGCCAGAATTGAGGAAAGAGTGAATCCTGAGTAGCCAAGTGGGATTTCGTAAAAGGGCCGATTCAGCCGATTTTCGGCTGGACGACCTTCTACCCGTCTTCTGGACGAAAATGGCAAGGAAAGCGTCTGGTTGAGTCTGGTGCGAAATTTCGACCCTGCTCTGAATGAGACTGCGGATTCCTTGAGGAAAAGGCTAGCTCGAAGGTGGGATTTTTCTGATCAGGCTTTCCTTCCAGAAAAAATTAGGGTTGGGAAGATGAGAGTGGTCAAATTCGTAAGCGGTGACACTTGGCAAATGGGTTGGCAAATATTGGATGCCAATAGTGTGCCATTGGATTTAACTGGAGCATCAGTTAGGCTGCATATAAGATCAAAGAGTGGTCAACTGATGTTGGATGCCAATACGACAAATGACAAAATAACTGTTAATGGCCCAAATGGAAGGATTGATCTTAATGTGCCGTATAGTGAGACAAATATTCAAGCTGGTACGTATTTGTTTGATTTAGAGGTCACGCATTCAAATAATGTTAGAGTCACTTATGACAAAGGAGAGTGGGTTGTTCTGCATGACATGACTAGATAGGAGGATTAAAGATGCCAGAACCAATTGTGATTGTTGAGGAGAAAAAAATTGAGGTGATAACTTCACAAACACTTCAAGGGCCACCTGGTCCAAAAGGTGATCCTGGACCTCCTGGTGATTCTGGTGAAGGATATATGAGAACATTGATTTATGATCCAAGAGGATTTAGTGATGACGTGTTTGATATTGGAAATATGACTGGAATATTCGATGCTGGCACCTTTTAACTAGGAGATAAACAATGCCTCGATTGCAACTTCGTCGTGGGAATCATGCAAACCTACCAACTAACAATATGTTGGCTGGTGAGCCTTTTGTAACGTTAGATCGTGGTAATTTGCATGTTGCAAAGGATGCCACTACAAGGATCACAATTTCGCCGGCATTAGATGCACTTCCTACTATGCCGTCGATTGACGGATCAAGTGATCTATTGATTATGCATGATGCTTCAGAAGTTACTGGAAGCAAAGAAAAGAAAATCACCTTTGATGCTTTCAAGACTGCATTGAACATTCCTAGTGGTTCGACTGACGAAAAAGTTGCCGTGGTGAGTGGTGGTACGGCAGGTTATCTATGGGGCACTGATGGAACTGATGGTGTGATTCGTATGGGAACTGGGATGACATGGACTAAAGATTCTGGAAATACTTATGTGACTCTTATGGTTGATGTTGTTGATGGGGGGACGTTCTAATGGCAATACAAGTATGGATAAGGAAGGGTGGAAAAGTTATTGATGGGGAAGAAGTGCTTGATATTGTTCCGAAAGAACTCAGTCCGAATATGCCACCTGGAGAAGGATGGAATAGTGGAGAGGTTGTAGAAGAATATTGGTGGGAGTATCTTAAGAAAACTAAATATAAAAGAGTGTATTTGAAATACCTAGCTAGTAAACTCAATGATGGAAGAAAAGTGGAGTGGAAAATAAATGCTCTTCAGATCAGATTATCGCTTAATAATCTTGGACGTAGGACAGCGTTTGAGAATTTTATAAAAAATGCAAATCAGAATCTGAAAGATTGGTGGCAATATTCGAGTGAGTTTGATAGGTGGGATCCTTTTATTCAGCAAATTCAGACAGCATTAGGGCTTACTGATACTCAGATGGATAATATTTGGGAACTAGCGGAGACACTCTAATGCCAAGGATTCAAATTAAAAGAGGAACAAGAAGTCAGTTAGACACTGCCGCTAGTAATAGTCAGTTATATCAAGGTGAGCCTTATCTTATCACTGATTCAGAAAGTATGGGAGTTGCAGTAGCAAGTAATCGCTATGTTGAAACGAGTTCAGTATTTAATATTGCATTAGGTAGGTCTTATTATCTTGTTGATTCGACTAGTTTTGAATGGAATATTTTATGTAGTATGGTTGATTATAGTAATGCGCCTGGGACAGGAGGCGGAACTATCTACGTGAATTATGCGTTTTTTAACCCATTTTATACAGGTGTGAAGTTTTCGATTACGAAAGTAGGTATTTTTGTCACAGCAATTAGTGGAAACGCAAATTGTGATATCGGAATTTATAGCACATATTTGAATCAAACATACAAAGGAGTACCTCATCCATATCAAAAATTAGCTGAAGCAAATATTCCGACATTTAATACGACAGGATTGAAATCAATGGATTTTAATTTTACGTTTTATCCAAATAGGTTGTATTGGTTTGCAATTAAAAGTAGAGGTGTAGATTTTTCAGTACGTACAGTTGAAAATAAAAAATATCTATTTGTCACTTATTTTGGTGGCTCATTTACACAATTAAAGTATAGTGGGTATGAAGTAGGTAATTTAACATCATTCCCCAGCACACTTAATATTGGAGATTTGTACATATCTGATGCAAGAATTCCTCATATTTATGGATCGAGAACATCCGAGTAGTGTCAAGTGTCGGACGGAAATTTTATTTTTCGCTAACCCCTCCGAATGGGGGTTGACAGCGGTGCCGCACCATATACTATGGGGGCATGCTGGTGTGCCCACACTATGGCCTGTCCCGTGCCGCGGCGGTGCCCCACCGCGTTGCATTATGGTATGGTGTAGGAATCAGTAAATTAAGCTATCAACCCATACGGTAAGGTGCCGTATGGGTTTTTTTGTCTCTTTTATTAAAAGGAGAGAATGTATGAAGGACAATGTTTATCTGGCTGCCAAGATGATTGTTGAATATAACATGAATCTTGCTGAGCAGGATGGGAATAAGCAAGGCTATCTATGGCCTTGTTTTGTCGGACTAACGGGCAGTGGAAAAACTGCCCGTGCCGAAAAGCTTGCAAGTGAGTTGGAGTTGAAGCAGCACAAGTTGCTGCTTCAGACAATGAATCCAGAAGAAGTTGGTGGGATTCCTAAAGCAAAAGAAGGCACTATTGAATGGTGCCTTGATGCATGGACTGAAGAAAGTTCATGCATCATCTTGGATGAGTTAGATAAGCCGGATCGTGATCATTGGTCCACTATTCTTTCGCTTTTGACGGATAGGAAAATCCGTAATAAGCAATTAAAAAATTCAGTGTTTGTGGCTGCAATGCAGCCAGTTGACATTGAGATGTTTCTTGCTGAAGAAACTGGGAAAGCGCTTAGTGCGCGTCTTATCTTTCTCCCAGTTGATGCTAATGAAAGCTATAATTTCGTTAGCAGCCGCCATAAACGGCGGAATATCTTTCATATCAATCAAAAAATCCAATTGCCGGTTTTGCCGTTTATTACGGCTCGTCAACTGGATTGGCTTGCTGGGTTCTATGATACTATGAACCCAGACAAAGAAATCCTCGAACTAGTGTTAAGTGGGGTGTGCAACCCCGATAACAAAGAAAAGGTCTTGGAGTGGCTCCAAGACAAAGAAGAAGTGTTGGAGCCTTCTGAATTATTGAGGGTTCTGGCTAAAAAACCATCTCTATTGGATGAGATGGATTTAGCAACCGTGAACATTCTGTGGCAGAATGCTGCCACTGCTTTTGGATGGACAGAGGAAGTCCTTGAAAAAGTTCTCACAAGGATCACTTGTGAGAATGAAAGGAGTCAATCGTTTGAGGTGATGAAAAATCTCGCTGACAATCTGATGGCGTCGGCGGCTGACGAGAAAGGCTATAAGTCTTTCGTTGAGCCATTGACTTATGAACAGTGGTGCAACGTGATTGACCGCGTTAGCAAAAACGTGGTCGAGTACTTCACTTCCAGGAAGGAGGTGAAGAAATGAGTGCTTATAAGCTGTACGACTTATTTCCAGTGGAAATTAGCCACTGGATGAAAAAGTATGTGAATATTCGTTGGGACAATAGTGTTCCAACGGCAGCGGTGTACCTATCTGATAAAGATGGGTACAACGTGCTTCTGAATCAGCAGTTTATGGATAAACTGTCTGATGAAGCGAAAAAAATGGTGATTCTCCACGAAGTGAGTCATATTATTCGTGGAGATTGTCTAGTAATGAAGAACGTTGAGCATCCAGGCATTTGGAATGTTGCTAGCGATGCTCACATTAACAGACAGATTGGTGATATTGAAGCTCTAGAACAAGAGTCAGGGATGACTTTTGTTAAGTACGAGAGGATCAGGAAAGAAAATTGGCCGGAAAACATTCCGGCCACCAAGACAATTTACAAATTATTGAGTGAAGGCATGGATGCTGATTCTCAGAATAGTCAAGGAGGTGGTCAGGAAGGGAGTTCTGAAAAGAAAGACGGCAAAGGAAATAGCCGTCAAAATAGTGATTCTGGCAAGGAAGCCAATTCTCAAAGCGGAGGAGATTCTAACTCCTCTTCTAATGACCAAAGCAGCAAGGATGCTGGAAGTGGTGGTCAGAGCGAGGAAGAATATGCCCTTTCTTCTGATGTGAAGGGCACTGAAGGAGATTATCAAGCGTGCAAGGAAAAGCACGCTGAGACTATCTTAACTGCCCCAAAACAATTCAATGCTGGGGCAAATATTAAGGTAGGGAAGTCGCAAACTGTTGTGCAAAAATGCACTGATCCCTACCTTATCTTGGTTTTGAGGAATCTCTTGAAGAATGTGGTTCCTCGTTACGGAACCACGAAAGTAAGAACTAGAACGTGGGCAAGGGAGAATCGTTCTAGTTCGTATTTCCGCGGGCATCTAAGGCAGCGAAGAATTAAGGTGGTTGTTGCCTTGGATGTTAGTGGTAGCATGGATGCATATGTTCCGAGGATACTTGGAATTGCGAGTGAATTGAAGGATAAGTTAGATGTGATTCTGATCGTTTGGGCTGATAGTGCTCAAACGATCAAGTCAGTCAACAATGACTGGAATGTTGGTGGAGGTACCAACATCAATCCAGTTATCGAATTGATTGACAAAAATATGTCCGATGTCAGTATCGTAATTACTGACGGGCATTTTAATACCGAGATGAAGAAACTGCCCAAATCTCCAGTGATTTGGGCATTGGCAGGCGAACATGCGACTAGTGATATGATCATTAGTCGCGGTAGGGATAAGATTGTGAAGGTGAAGTATGAAGATTAAATTTCATGGGACTAGCTTCATCTATACGGAGCAGGAAAATATCGAACATCTGTTCAAGTTGGAAAATGACTCTATAACTTTATGTTTGGACTCAAGGTCGGCCAACAAAAAAATATGCTTGGTCGATAAGGATGGGGATAAACATGTCATGGAATTTCGTGATTATGGTACATACGCAATCAAATATAAGCAAGAAATTCTAATTGCTTGTTTTAACAAAATAGTGAATAAGGGATTGTAGCATATGAAAATTAAACCTGATGGTGATGTTGATCTAGTCGTGGTCAAGGATGAAAACGGCAGGTATGTGCTCTCAAAGAATGCAGAGCACGTATCATTCTCATCAAAATGTGGCATTCCGAATAATAAGCAATTTGTTGTAAATGAGGATAATCATGTTGCAAAGAAAGAGCTGACTTACAGTGGTGGGTTTCACTTCATATTTAAGTATTGGTGCGTTATCTGTTATTTGGATAAGACACCCAACTAGTGAATAAATAAGGGGCTGTAGCTCAATTGGTTAGAGCAGAGGACTCATAATCCTTTGGTTCTCGGTTCAAGTCCGAGCAGCCCTAACTTAGAAAGGAGTTAGGTGTATGAAGGTTAAGACTTATAACCAGTGTGTGTACGACAAAAGTCGGTACTACGTGATCAAGCGATATGGGCAGTGTATTGAGCTATGCAACGCATTGTCCGAGAAATTATACGGTACATTGATTAAAGTGCTGGATAATGATATTGAGGTCGAAAAAACAAATACGGCCCATAAGATTCTGTTCCAGAAGGACTCTATGGAGGAACGGGAGTAAAAGGAGTTATGAGTATGAGGGTCAAAACTAATGACCAGCGTGTGTATGACAAATGTGGATATAATGCAATAAACCAAATTGGACATACCATAGTGCTTTGTAATGGACTATCTAGTAAGCAATTTGGAGTGGTTGTTATCATATCTGACAATGGTGTAAAGAAATCGAAGGGACACACTGGGTTTAGAATTTTGTACTCAAAAAACTCTCTGGAGGTGCGAAAATGAAGATGCTATTTATCCATGAGTGCATGCTGAATCTCATCCAGAGAATTGAAAAGGAAAGTTATAGGGAGTTCTTGTATGATAAAGAATTCCACGGTGAATTTGGAAAGTTACCAACAATCAGTGATATGGATGAGGTGATCCAAAAAATTCAGTATCTACGTGAGATACTGAACGATAAGCATGCAGAGGTGTATGGATATTTGTTCTATAATGGGTTGGTGGTCTTAGCAATGAATCATCGGGATTTTATCAGGATTGAGCAGATTGATAGTAGCAAGTTCATGGTTATTCCAATCAAAGATTATGTGTACGAGAAGTACAACGACGTTGTTAGAATTATCTACAACACGATTAACGAAACAAGAAGAAGGTTGGGTGAAGAAGCCGTTGGTCGAGTTATCCAACGGGTTTTAGATAATCCAACCGAATACAGAAACGTGGTAGATGCTGTGTTTTCGTATTTCACAGCAGTGATCGGTAGTTTAATCTATAATTGCATTGAGATTGTGGGGGTGGAACATTGGCAGCAAAATTAAAACTGATCGACTTCATCAAGAAGTATGAAGTCTCGCTATTAACTTGCTATGAGCTAGTTGATAGCATAAGGGAGAAATGCCACGTATGGAGATGTATGATCATCAGGCTCTCAAGGAAGAGTACAATAAAAATAAAGAGCGATGTGATTCCAAATCTTGGGGACGTTCTATTGAGACTGTCAGAATACATTGACGTTCCGGGATTGGAAGAGTTTATCAGGAAAAGAGAGGGTTGGGCTGATGGTAGAGAAATAGATAAGGGTATTTTGAAGGAATGGAGGGTCAGAAGGGCGTACTTAGTTAGGATGGAAAAATTATTTGGAATTGAAGGCGCCCAAGAACTATCCTCGTTGCATCGAGAAATCAAAGAAGGCTAGTTATGAAAGTGTGGACGACAATTGGAAATATGTTCTGCAAAGATCATAAATGGAGGCTAATAGGACATGTGTATTATGACAAAGAAGATAAAGGGAATATCCCAGTTGTAGCGATTGTAGATAGTAAAATAAGTTTAGCTGGAGAAAGGACGACTAAAGGTCACAAACTTTTTGAAATTGACGAAAACGACCATGTAGAAAAGCATTACGACATGCAGTGCCAAAGAAATTGCTTGTCGTTTCTAGGGAGTGAGCGGAAGCTCATAACTAAGGTCAAATGAAAGGCATTTCTCTCCGAGAAAGCAAACATGAAAATAAGAACTGATAAGGCTGGTGACTGGGTATACGTTACGGACGACGGGAGTATTTCAAATGTGATAATTGGAGATACTTGTAGCTACTATTTAATGGGAAGAGCCATTATAAATGGAGATCGGTTAAGAGTGTCAGTTAATGAGTTAGGGGAAGTAGATAATAGTAGGTCCCATGTTCAAGCACAGATAATTAGGTTGTTTAATGGGACTCAAAAGAAGACTCTTACTGTGGAGGGATTTATATGATCGTGAAAGTGGTTGTCGGAGAAACTTCTGTACGTGTTTATTATTCACAGAATGAGCGGAAAGTGTTTCATAGTCATATTTATGGTAATGATTTGATAGGAGATTCAACTGACCCATATAACACTTATGACCATGAAATTGATGAAACAGGTAAATTGTCAAAAATAAATAGATATAAAGATGTAAATATGATCTCTGTGTCTCGGGATGAAAAAGTTCTTACGCTATCTGGTAAATTTGACAAATTCTTGCTAATAGTGAGGAGATAGCTTATGAAAGTGAAAATGCTCCATCTTGGGCGTATATTGTATGTGGTAAGAAATAATGATAATGTGCTAACGTTTGACAGGGACGCCCACGAATTGATAGGTGGTGAAACTGGCAATAATGGTTCAATATACCATTTTATAAATGAGATGGGGAATATGTGCATGACCGTGAATTCCAAGAGGATAAACACGATCACGTTTCTAAATGAGTTTGGGGGTTTTGTGGTTATGGTGAGGATGTGAGGAATGTATGAAGATTATTGCCGATAATTCTGAAGGGGTCAAATTCGTTAGCAGTTTTTTCAGCAAGCGTATTGTAGTACTGAGTTCTAGAGCTAGTTTTACCTTATTAGGTGGAGATGTTTCTGAGAAGGATGCTTCTTGTTATTTGGTAACTGAGTATGGGGAGATTTGGGATTTACAAAAATATGTGAATATGAATAGCATTATGTTGGTCAGGGAAGATAGTGGCACAATAATTAAAGTGCTAGGTGCAAAATGAAAGTGAGAATCATTCAATGTGAATCGGGCAGAGTTTCGTATAAAGGCACTAAAGGAGTTGTCGTTACGACAACTGAAAAGAGTTTAAGGTTAATTGGCCGTAATAACAATGAGTGCAATTATCAGTTATGGAGCATAAATGAAGAAGGGAAAATGCATTTACTTGAGCAAAGACAACCTGGGTGTAGAGTGTCTTTTTGGGCAGTCGGTAACGTATTTAAGATTTCGGTGAGTATATGATCATTAAGGTTAAAAATGGTGGGTGTGTCACTGGTGACAAGGAAAAGTGTGTTGTTATCGAAACTAAAAACTGTATTCACTTATATGGTGAAAAAAACCTTAAAGTTAGTATTGCAAGTATGTATAAGTACTATGAAAATGGGGGGACTATAAATCCAGTATCAACCAGTTTTGAGTCTGTTTTAACTTATGGTTGTGATAATGATCACAACAAGTACGTATCAATATCAATTCTTGAGTGAGGAGTGTGTTATGATCATCAAAATTAAGAACGGAATTGGATCTGTTGATGGCTATGATAAGAATGTCATCGTATGGACCAACTTATCTATCCATTTAGTGAGCCAGAGTAGTGCAGCACCAAACTTTGTGATAATAAATCAGTTCTATAATGACGAAAAATCAATCTATGAGTCAACCAGCAAGTATAAGTTTTGTATTAGTTTCTTTTGTGATGATAATAATCAGGATAGTCATGTGTCTGTGCTAGCAATTAAATAGCTGACAATAACTATAACTATAATGGAAATCATATTTCCGCTAAAAAAGCAAGAGCACAAAATGAGAGTTTTCATTGAAGGTAGTCACGTAAGGCCGAGAAAGGATTTAACCGTAATGCATCTACTTGATAACACGTTCTCATTGATAGGAAAAGACATGAACAGAATTAGAGGCACAAAAGTATTGAGCATCAATGGTAATGGCTGTGAACTGTCTGTGACATCAACAATATATCGTTCGTTGATCGGAATTGACAAAAAGAAAGACGAGCTTACGATATTCGTAGTGTCAAAAACTCTGAAGGACCATAAAATGGACAAACTGGTGTACACCCAAATCAAGTAGGAGGTGGTTATGAAAGACAACTATCGAATCGAGTACTATGGTTATGAGTATTCAGACTATTTTCCTGGAGTGAGCACGGTATTTACAGATTACGATACTGCAATAGTAGGGGTTGGGTATGATGCCCATGATGCATTAGATGATGCATTAAATGTGGCAGCAGAAAGTTATGATTTTCTTCTTCCAGAGAAGGTAGAAGAGGAGGAGCATCTTGAGATTGAGGCGATGATGTTAGCAGGACAAATTGAATCTCCAGAATCATATAAGGAGGAGTGCTTTGAAGAAGGATTGGTGTACCACGTAATACTGTATTTCAAAAGATCTGATAACTAGTACAGATGTGTCATTTAACTCCGAGTAAGGAGGTGGCTGTGGAAGTGATCAAGAAAGCTGTGATTTTTGATGTGTGGTGGGCGGGTAAGAGGGACCCGGATAAGTTCAAGGTTCCTGACACGTTAGGAAGGGCATTAAAAAAAGAAACTGAGTTTGGGTGTGGAGCAAATGCCGTAGAAGCATTATTTCACGCTTTCCACAAAATGGAGGAGAAAAGAAATTGCCACGTTATGCAGAAGGATAGGGAGAAATGGGCAGAAGAAGCAGTAAAAATAGCTGATCGTGATAGTGACGATACGGATACCACAAAGGTCTATTTCGTTGTAGTGTACTTTACCAAATAGGAGAGTTACAATGTTGATGAGCCTTCGGATTGTTGGTGATCTTGGAAATAAGTTTTTCAGCAGTGTCCTCGCAAACATCCATCGTAAGATTGGTGTGACTAAGAGGATTGTGAAAGATCAGAATGGGCCGATTATTCCGTGTATCTGCAATAGTTATATCCATTGTGGAATCTGCAATGGGCATGGTGTGGTAAACGGATATTATGCTTACCACCTTTACTATAATGATTCTGACGTGCAGCAGGTAAATGATATTGCAAATCTGATCAGGATGCTTCCAACTGACATTAAGTTTGAGACTAAAGTCGTATTTAAGGAATGCGGAGGTCCAAAAGTCAAGAACAATGTCATTGTAGGCAGGGATGTTCTTATCACAGGGTTTGCAGCAGTTGGTTGTGGTGTTAAAGGTGAGAAACTCTCGTCGTTGAGGCTTTACAAGAGAAAGACTCATCGGGTTTCTTACGTGATTTTCTCAAATGCAATCTTGATTGTGAGGTATGTGCAAAAGAAGAATATCTCCACTCATTTTGAGTTCGGTGATGGAGTAATTGAGTATGTGTTTAAGGACAAAAAGGATTCTTACGGAATCACAACAATGACAACTATGGTGTACAGGTTTAGTTCTGTGGATAACTATGTGCCGATTGGGAGCTATAAGATCGGTTTCCCAGAAGAAGCAGTGCAGCATGCTATCAATAAGGCCCTTGGACACACTAAGAAATTTTACGTGAGTAATTATGAGGAGGATGATAATAATATGATCGAGAAGCAAGGAACTGCTAATGACGAAGAAGAAGAAGAAGTCGAAGAATGGCAGGAGGAATAGTAGAGGTAGAAGCAGATTAGAGAGTAAATTACTCGCCATCGCATCTAATGCGAAATTAAGTCGTCCAATCTCTGAGTACAAGTTTTACTCTAAAAGGCGATGGCGATTTGACTTTGCTTGGCCAGAAATAAAACTGGCAGTAGAAGTCCAAGGTGGCATCTACGTTAATGGACGACATGCAAGAGGGGCAGCATTAGAGCAAGAATACGAAAAGCTCAATGCTGCCCAAATCTTGGGATGGACCGTATTGCTATTTGGTCCGACTCATATCAATAAGCAAGCAGGAAGAGTTGCCAAGATTCTGAGGTATGTATATGGACATAAGAGAAGTTTGCAAGAAATGGGAAAATTGTAATAAATGCAGACGATCATCATACGCAAATAATGTGTGTGTTTATAGCGGATCAGTCCATCCAATCGTCTTGTTTATAAAGGTGATGCCTAGTGAGCAAGATGATCTGCTAGGGAAAATAGTGAGTGGCAGTGAAAGAATATTTATTGAGGAATCCATGCAAGAAGTGTTGTCTGGTATTTTTCAGAATTACGAGATTAGTCTTGATGACGTGAGAGAATTGTGCGGATTTGTAAGTATTGTGGCGTGTGGAGGATTATCTTCTCCAGAGAAGGATGAAGTGAAGGCGTGTAGTGAAAGATTGGATGAAGTGTTAAGGGCAATTAAATTTGATTATCCATATCCAATCTGCTTAATTGGGAAAGTGCCGAAGTGGATGTTTCATAAGTCTTGGAAAGATTATAAGAAAGTATGGCAACTCCCAAATTTCATGGAAGAGGTGAAATCAGAGCGCATAGTACATTCAATAGCATATAAGAAAATGAATTGCATTTGTGTTCTAAATAATATGGTGAACGAGAATAAGGCATATTTCAGCGCTGTTCTAAAGGAAATTAGGAATGGAAAGAGTTTGGAAAGGTCCGTATGAGGAAGGTTTAACTTACTCGATGTTGTCAAAATGGTTGCAATGCAGGGAGAGGTTTAGGATTTATGCGATCGAGGGATTGAAGGAAGAAGAGAAATTTGAAGTGCCGATCATATTTGGTTCTTTGTGGCATTTGTGTGCAGAGTTCTACCCAGAAAAAGAGAAGGTGGTTGAGTATGCAAGGGAACTTGCTAGAAAGTTTAGGGACAATGCTTATGACGTTAAGATGATGCTTGAAGTCGTGTTGCATCAATATCAGCTCTACAAAGAATATTGGTCTGAGAGGGGTGTATATAGAGAAGATTTATATAAGGAGTCGGAATTTGCATTCAAGTATGGAGTCGATGGAGTAGAAAAGCCTATTTTGCTGAGAGGAAAAATAGACTGCATCTGTAAGTTGAATTCTTGCTATTCGGTGATGAATAAGGACGCTGCATCTTTAGTCGATTCAATTATTGGGAAAGGAGAGATTATAGCAATAGAAGAGACAAAAACCAAAGGGTCGATAGAGCTTGAAATCTCAACAGTACGAGGAAATCTTCAAACCTTGTTTTATCATCTAGCAGCAAGACAAGCTTTCGACATACAACCAAACTACACAATTTACAATGTTGTGTTACGTCCAATAGGTAAGATCAGAAAAAGGAAGGGAGAAACCATAGATGATTTAATTCAACGACTGAAAGATTACGTGGATGAGAATATGGAGCTACTATTCAAGAAGTATCTGATAAAAATGGGTGATGATGAGTTTCTCTGGGGGAAAAATAAGATATTAGATCCAATATTAAGGCAGTTTTGTAAGTGGTATGATAGCATAGTGGAGTTGGAGGACCCGTTCAAATCAGAGTATCATTATTTAATGCCATGGGGAATTTACAATCCGTTGCTAATGGACATGAGAGGAGATTACTATGAATATATAGTAGCAAATGATAATACTGGACTTGAAAGAGTGGAATCGTTGTTTGAAGAGCTTGGAAAGGAAAAGAAATGAGTAAGATTCAACCAAAAGGACAAGGTTTGTTTGGAACTCCGCCATTTACCATTGTTCATTATGGACCACCTGGAGTTGGAAAAACTAGCTTATGGGCATATTTGCCAAATGTTTGCTATATCTATGATTATAGTGAAGATGGTATCGTGGATTTGTACATGAGCGGTCAAGTCCCGAAGCCTAAATACATGCAATCAGTGAAAGACTGGGAGGAATTAGTTAATGCAGTGATTAACGTGGATGATGATGTGCAGAATATTGTGTTTGATTCGCTTACTGGTATGGAGCAAATGTGTTTTGCGTTTCATTGCAAGAAATACTTCAAAGGAGATTGGAGCAAAGAGGGATTCCTAGCTTATCAGCAAGGTCCAAAAAATGCTGCCAAAACTGATTGGGTGCAGCTTCTTGATATTATGGACCAAGTGCGAAGGAGTGGGGTGAATATCATTCTTATCGGTCACTCTACGATTAAAACCTTCACTAATCCTGACGGTCCAGATTATGATCAATATGTGCCTATTCTTGATAAAGAGACTTGGGCGCAAACTAGTAGGTGGGCCAAAGCCATTCTGTTTCAGAATTATGACGTGAGTATCAAAAAGGAGGGTAGTAAGTTCAAAGCATCTGGTCAGGCAAATAGGATGATGTGGACTGCTCCAGGAGCAGCTTATGTGGCAAAGAATCGTTGGAATCTTGAGCCAATCATTGATCTAGGAGGATCACCAAAAGAAGCATTCATTGCGTTCATCCAGGCATATAAGAAGGCTTGGAAAATTGATGAGAAAGTTGGACAAGAAGAAGTCGTAGAAAACTAACTGAGGAGGTGTTGCAATGGATAAGCAAAGCATTTTTAACCAGATCAAGCTGAAGGCTAAAGGTGCATTCAAGCGAGCAGTAGAGAAAGCGAAGAATGCAAGTCCAAGGTTCCAAAGGAACTTGCCATATAGCATGAATGACATGATCGGTATGGCAATTGATTATAACATTGGACTAACTAAGTCCGATGACCCGTATATAGTGTTGCATGGAGTTGTAGTTAATCCAGCAGAGTATGAAGGCACGAAGTTCACTATCACTTGGTTCTTGAACGAAGGAATGTATTCGTCGTTTGAAGAGAATCTCACTGCATTCTTGAATGATTTGACATTGTTATGCGGAAAAACCCCGACAAGCATTGAAGAAGCAGAAGTGTTCTTGAAGGAGTTTTCCTCCCAGAAAGTGAAATTCTTGTTCGATACTGGTAAGGAAAGGAAGGATAATAGGCCACCAAGGATTTATGTGAAAGGAAGGTTGCACTCAGTTAGTAATCAAGAAGCTGAGCAGGAGAATAAGTTGCCAAATGACGATGATGTTCCTTTTTAATTAGGAGTTGACTATGAAAGCGGTAGTGAAAGAGATTGGTGCCAAGCAAGCACGAGAATTGCTTGGTTGGGAGAATCTGAGTAATGAGCTATTAGAACAAAAGATTAGGAGTGGTATTGTTGATCCTCATCACGTGATCGTAGATTTCTTTCGATTGAAAGTTCATCTTAATAATCTTAGTGGTAATCGTCCATTGAGGAAGTCTGTTGCTCTAAGGTACATGAATGATATGCTGCTGAATAAGTGGTATGTGACTGGGGATAGTATTGTGGTCGATAAGAATGGAAATGTACTTAATGGCCAGCATAGGTTGCTTGCAATTGTGCTGGCTAATCAGCTTCTTGATCTTAAGAATCATAATAGCATCAAGTTTCCAAGGAAGTGGTCCTATCTTCTTCCAACAATTGACCAAGTTGAAGGTCCATTGAGCATCAAAAGTCCAGTTGTGTATTTGGAAGATGAAGATTGGAATCCAAATCTGGATATGACAATTCCTTATGACACTGGTCTGAAGAGGACGTTGGCGGATGTTCTGTATAAAACCAAGTTTCAAGGAAGGTATTTGTTTGAAGATGAACCGAGCAAAATGAGGAAAAAGTATTGTAGCACGCTTGCAGTAGCCTTGCGTCTAGTTTGGTTGCGAGCAAAAGGAAAGTTTGTGAGCGATGCTCCGCATTTTCCTCATTATGAAGCATGTCAGTTCTTGTTAGAAAATATGGGGATTGAGAAATCAGTTATAAATATCCATGAACTGGCGAATAATTATGGCACTGGTTCTTTAACCCAGTATTTGAGTTTTGGCTATGCTGCTGGTATGCATTATATGATGAATAACACTGAGATCCCTATGTATGCGAATCTTGGTGATTGGTTCTTCCGTAAGCTAATCACTGATGATCAAGACCCAACAATTGCAGTGTTGAGAAAATCTCTAAATAGTACTGATGCTGGTAGTGGAGCAGCTAGGGATCGAATCATTACTGCTTTGATGTTAGCTGCTGAAATTATGACAAATGCTTGGGAAAGTCCTGTGTCTGAATATGAGGAAAAAGTGAAGAACGGAGAATTCAAACCAATCACGTATTCTGAGTGGAAATCTATGTTAGAGGATAGTGCCAATCAGAGGATTGGAATGCCTGGTATTGATCAGAAAGCAGACAAGATTTATAAGGAGAAAATGAACGTGATTGATGAGATTATGGCTGATATGTTGGATGCAACGAGGTTGAGTAAAGAAAAAGCTGAGGAAGAATCTGACCTAAGCCCTGAAGATATTTTCTGAAATTTCTGACTTGACCTCGTAGGATTCGTTTAATGGCTCGCAATCGGTTTGGTGGGGCGAAGGTCCTGCCAAACCGCTTGCGGGCTAAAGAAAGCTTCCTATTGAGTTTGGGGCGATTTTATGGTCAACCAAGACGCCTTGTTGTCGGTCAATGGCAAAAGTCTGGTGGTGCTGGACATTGAAACAACAGGGACAAACCCACATCTAATGGATGACGTGTTTATGATTGGTATGATGAAGCTGAATAATATTGAGGATAAGCTGTCAAAAACAACGATGTATAGATTTAACGTGGATATTTTCACTGGTAAGCAATATTCAGTTGTGGAAATGTCGAGAGTGAACGCAAGAAGCAAATACGTAAAACTAATAAAAAATCCTTCGGCTTATGGATATGGGCATGAAGAAAGACTAGCCATAGTCAATGCAATTGATCCGAAGATTCTAAATGAGATTGTACGAATATTCGATGACAAGAACTGCCTAATCATCTTGCATAATAGTCTATTCGACATAAATTTTCTGGCAGAAGAAATGAAGAAATCTATTAGTGTGTTCAAAAAAACCAGTGAGAGGATGCGATATTGGGCTGAGAATATTCATAAGCTATGGGACGAAAATAGAATCTGGGACACGATGGTAATAAGTCATTATCTGCAAAACAATGCTCCTCATGGTCTCAAAGAATTAGGCATTTGGCTCTTCCAGAAAAGCAATATCGAGGAGGAAAGACTGAAAGGGGAAGTTAGCAATTGCAAAAAGATGCTGCAAAAGCTATTTAACTACGTTGGAGAAAAATTCAAGTTAGGCGAGAATGAGAGGTCCAAAATAGCCGACGTAGTTAGAAAACCTTGTTATTATCTTCCCCAGATGGTGAGAGTGCTTAAGGATAATATTAGGTATTATCGTGAAAGTACTGGCTATTACATAGGTAGTAGGATTGAATGTCTGTCTTTTCTGGAGGAGGTGAAGATTAAAACTTCTCAACTAGAAGAATTTGTCAATTTCACAGCGAAAGATGAGGTGGTGGGTCAATACCTCGAAAATGACCTGATGCTCACGTATTCGTTGTTTCTATCGCAATTAGATGAGATTGGAAATAACGATGAGTTCATAATCGAAATTGCTAGGTGGAAAAACAGGTGCTTAGGCAGCCTAGCTAGGATTATGAATACTGGCGTGTCGATGAATATGAAAGTCTGGCAAGAATTGCATGACAAATACGAATCTGAAAAAATAAAGTCAAATGCTGAGATTCAGCAACTAAGCCAGAAATTTCTCAACTCGGAGGTCAATTGCAATAGCTCCAAACAATTGATCGCATTGCTAAAGGCAATTAAGCCTGATATTGCATTTCCTCTTACAGAGAAGGGGCAAGATAGCTTAAATGCTCAGTTTCTGGTTAATCAGAAAGAAAAGCTTGAATCGAAAAATGAGCTTTCTGAGGAAGAAGCTAACGTTCTTTCCACGGTGAAAGCTCTGCTCAATTATCGAAAATATGAGAAGAGCTTGGAATATCTGGATGAATATAAGGAACTTAGCTACGATCATCCAGCATATGAAGGATTCAGAGTGCTCCACACCAAATACAATCCAGTTGGCACTCTAACTACGAGACTAAGTAGTAGTGAACCAAATTTGCAAAATATTGGAAGAGGGGAATTGAGGAAAGTATTTGGTCCTGTTCCAGGAAAGTTGTGGTTTAGCATCGACTATACGAATATCGAATTAAGGATATTCGCTTATGCCTCTGGTAGTGAAGACTTGATCAAAGCATTCGAGGAAAAGAGAAATGTGCATTGTATCATTGGTCGATTAGTCTGGGAAGATGAATGGGCAGTTTGTGAGAAAGTTGCAAGATTGCATCCTGCATGGGACAATGCAGATGATATTGAACGTGATAATATGATTAGCTCTGAATTTAAGTCTAAGTTCCCTGAGTTGTATCAAAAGGTGAAGAATGGTAATTTTTCAATCATCTATGGAGCTAGCGAAACAAAAGCTGATTTGACTTATGGAAAAAAAGGTGCTTATGCGAAGGTGATGAGTAAATTAACAAAGGTGGATGAGTTCATTCAAAGAGTGGGTGACCATGCTTATAAATACGGGTGTGTGGTCTTATTGCCAAATAAATTGAACATCCGACTGCATGTAGGAGACAAGCAGCATGTGGCAGTGAATTATTTCATTCAAGGAAGTGCAGGAAACGTGCTGGCTATTGCGACAAGATACGTGCATGATTATTTCGTGAATGAGCACCCAGATTGTGCAGTCATCATGACAATTCATGATGAACTAGTTATCGAGGTTCCGAAAGAAAAAGAGGAGGTTATTAACGAAGTGGTGAAAAGGATGACTAGCAAAGAGTTTACTGGCAAATGGTTTAACTTTCCCCTAGAAGTAGGAGTTGATAAGCATGACGAATTTTGGAAGTAGGATTAAGAAAGCGATGTATTTTGGAGTTAATGAACCTTCTTACGCTCGTCGAAGTGAAATGCTCGACAACGTATTTGACTCATTCAGAAAGGCAAAGATGGATTTGCTTTATTGGCACCTTGCTTCCAGGAAAAGAGTAGAATTGGTGGACAGTAAACTTGATATCGCATTGGAAAGTTTGTGTGCTCATATAGAGAGCTGCAATGAGGTGAAAAAAGAAATTGAAAGGCTAAAGGAGAAATAGATGGCGTGCAAAACATTCGACGAGTTGATTGAGTCATATAAGAAATATGATCAAGAAGTTGCAGATTTCATTGCTAGTCAAAATAGTCCGTATAAGGAGATTGTTGAAACAAATCAATTGAGATTGATGATTAGTACGAGCGAGATCGTCTTTCTTTTGCAGCATCTGATTATGAAGTTGTTAAATATCCTGAAATACGTGGATAAAAAGAAGGTGAAGGGCCATGAAGTGGTGTTGTTTCTAGTAATGAAGGGGATCATGGAGTCGTTGGAAAATCTCAAGCCAAATATCGAACCAATGTTGATGAAAACATTCGAGTACGAAGTTAAGCAATTGATCGAGAGGTTGCAATCATTTCTCAAGTAATGGAGTGCTTAAAATGGAGAAGTACAAAGATTTTAGTATTGAAAGGAGTTGGAAGCAGTTAGCTGAATCTTACGTCTATGGAGTTGATAGGTTATTGAAGATGCATGATATCTCTGAGATGCTTTGTAGAAGAGATTTGCTTCTGTGTGATGACGGAAGTGTGAATAGGCTCAATCTAGTAAAGTCTTTGAGGCTTATCAGGAAAATCTTAGGTCCAGAAGTAATTATGAACCTTTGGTATGGAATACGATTAGTTTATGATTATTCTGTGTTGTTTGATCTTGCTGAGAGGAAGGTAGCAGAAGATTTGCAAGATAAACGTAATGTTGAAGAATACCTTGACCGTTGGATGGTTTGTAAATATCCCCAAACCGAAAAAATCATCTTAGCTCTTGGCTATGTGGCATCATCGAATCAGGATATATTTAATAGTCTGTATAAGTGGATGATCAGTGAAAAGATCATAGGTCGAATTGATAGCGAATATGCTAGGTATTGCCATTATAATAAACTAAAATTTGGCACTAGCAGTGATGGTATGTGCGTAATGGGTGATTCAGCCATTATTGAGTCTGGTGAAAATCAGTATATTATGGACTATGACAAATATGTGATCAGGCCATTGATTATGTGGAATGAATGGGTTGGAGTGAATCCATACAATCAAATAATCTTTGGATTTCTCAATTCATTGGGATTAGGTCATTTGGTCGGTAGAATCAACTTAATGCTGAAAAGCGCTAAGTTTGAGCCAATTCTGATTAAAATGAAGCGAAATAGTGTGTGGAAATATTTCTACGAGAATTTAATGAAAAGGCCATATGGTGATAATTATTCAAAGGTGGTTAAATATTGGAAGACAAGAAACGAGTTTTGTATGATGGTCAGTGCTAATCAGACAGTAATTGACACTGAACAAATGACCGGAACATCAACACAAGTATATGACAAAACAGAGTGTTGCGTTGTGAATTGCAGTATGGTGATCAATACTGGAAATATTCTCTATGACGTTGTGATGCTTACTAGTTGGTTTACTCATCTCCAGAAGTTTCTGACTGAAGTTTTAGAAGCCAAAGTCGGAGATAAAACAATTGTAGTGCTAAAGCCTTATTGCCCAGTTCTTATTGCAGATTCAGACTGTAAGTACAAAGTTCGTTTTAAGAAAGGAAAGACGATTTATCAGCTCTACCGAAATTATAATAACTATGAGATTCAAACAAGGAATTTGAAATCTGGCGAGTGCGGTGAGATTGGTGATCTTTCTTATATTGGGATGTTTAAGTCCGATCGTTGGATTCCTCCAGAAATAAATACAAGGGATTTTATATGTGAGGTTGAAAAACTGACTGAGATGCTTTGGTTGGAGAAAAATCCGGTTGCTTCGATCCTAGATGCTGGAGAATCTAGTGAGTCCAAATTCATCAAATATACATGGAGGCATATTTTAGCTAGCTTGTGGTATTTGGTGAATGGTGATATTGCAAATGCTGAGTTGATGTGTAATTATATCACAGAGATGGACTATAGGATTGCAATCAAAGATTGGTTGGCCAGTGTTTAATTTTCTGGAGAAGATAAATGAAGGTTGTAGTGTCAGAAGACACGGGCCATATTTCATGCAATGGATGGCATTGCCTTTATTTCAATGATAATTTTGGAGTTGTCCATATATGGGGGTCAGTAATAAATAAATCTTGTAGAGAGATTCATATTCAGAGTGACGAATCTTTGAGTTTCTATAAGATGATAGGAGTATCTTCAGGAGTGTCATTTAGAAGAACAATGACTGAAGTTCGAGATAAAGAAGATTTTCAATCTGCGAAGCATTCTATAGAAGGAGGAAGAAGTGAAAGTTAGAGTCTTTCCTCCAGTTGGGCATGATAAGTATCATAGTGAATTGGGTCGTGTAAAGTGTGAGGACAAAACTTGTATGACGATGTGCATTGTCCAAAACAACATTTGTTTATGGAGTTCTGATGACAAAGAGAGTAGAGCTAGGGTTGATATACGTGAAGACAGAGTAGATTTTGAAAGCATGTTTCTTCACACCAAGTTAAGACTATCATTCTTGGTATCATCTATGATTATTTATTTAATTGAAGACAAAAACCGCTTTATGAAGGCTAAGACTAAAAAGGAATAAGGTATGAAAGTTAAAGCAGTAGGAGATGGTCGCTGTATTACGTGTGATGGATATAATTGTCTGTTTGTCAACGATGCTCCTCATGGGATTGTCCATTTATTTGGCTCAAATGGAAATAGACAATGCCGTGAGATTTATATTCATGACAACGAAATCTCAGAGGTAGATCGTAAAATAAATGCGCCAATAAGACTGACATACAGGAAAGACTCTGTTGTGGTCCATGTAATTGAAGACGATTGGGACTATGAGTGGTATTATGTAAAAAGGAGAAAGAAGTGAAAGTCGCAAACTTCAATGGATATTATAAAGTAGAAACTGGGCGAGGACTAACATCCATAATGTATTCAGTAGGAACAATAATGTCTATACAAGGCAGATTCAGTAACAGTCTAGTCACGTATTTGATTGACAATGACGACTCAATAAGAAACACAGAAAATAGAAAATATAAAGTATGTATCAGGTGGCGCACACCAATAGCATCAGTTAGAAACTCCTTAGTTTTAATGGACGTAGCAATCGAACAATAGAACCCAAACTGAGGTGGGTTAATGGAAGTAAGTTTGATAGTGGCAGTAACTGAGAACAAGGTGATTGGTGATTCAAAAGCGAGCGGATTGCTATGGAGCATAAAAGACGATCTTAAGCTATTTAAGTCTTTGACTGCCAATAAGATGATGGTAGTTGGTCATAAGACATATAAGCAACTACCAATCAAAATGAAAATCGCCAATAAAACCAGGGAATATGCCATCATCTCCAGAAAACCAATTAGAGTGAGTATATTCGATAGTAAGTCAATAAGCTGTTCATCATTGCCTTTTCTGATGAATGCTAAACTTAACAAGGATTTGATCATTATCGGTGGTAAACAAATATACTATGAAGCATTAACTAATTGCGAGGAGCTAATCAAAATCATTTATGTGACAAGGATTAAAGACCATGGTAGTATTCAAGGGGATTTGACGCTTGATATTGATAAATGGCTCGTTAATTATTCTCTGGAGGAAGTAAGTCAATATTCAAAGTCTGAGAGGAATCAATTTGCATTTGAAGCCCAAGTTTGGAAAAGGAGGCCTTAATGATCGACCCTGAGAAAATAATGGCTTGGCATGGTTTTCTCCCAGAAAAAAGAAGTGGAAATGAGCTGTTGTTCAATTGTCTGTGGTGTGGTAGAGAGCAGCATCTTAGCATGCGAGTTGATGGAGAAAAGGCTGGGGTTTGGAATTGTTTGGTTTGTGGAGAAAGCGGAAATATTCATAAGATGCTATATAAAATCTGGAGTGATGCTTATTCGACGATCAACAATGACGATGAATATGGGAATTTATGTGTCAATCAATTAGCGAAATTGAGCGCCAATAGAAGCGGATTCCCACTTGAGAAATTGGTAGAATGGGGGATTGCCTATAACTTAAAGAATGACTCATTCATTGTGCCAATCTTCAAATCTAATGATCAGTCGTTATTGAACTTAGCCAAGCTAGATGATAAATTCAAAATGCTTGGCAGTCCTGGACTAAGAGTTGGAGCAACCATCAAACTAGGTTCAATAAATAGGATTGATGAGTATAATCGAGTGATTATTCTGACTGAAGGGATTTGGGATGCAATAGCTCTGGACTTAATGATTCAGAATGCTCCGAAGAAAAGCAACCCATTCATTGTGAGTTTGCCTGGATGTATGAGCTTCAATGATAAAATTATGAGGGATTTGAATATCAGCTTGTCAGATAAAGTAATTGTGTTGTTTGATGATGATGATCCTGGAAGAGCAGGCATCAATAAGGTATTTAGATTCTTGAAGCCTGAGCAAGTATGGTTGCTCGATTGGAATAGATTGAAATCTGAATTAGAAATTGATCAGAAGATCAAGGATATTCGTGATCTATATGATGCAAGTGAGAACGTGGAGAAGACTTGGGAACTAATAAAGAAGTCCATAGTTAGATCAAGTGAAGTTAAATCTGTGCAAATTGAGGAGAATAAATCTGGTGATTCAGTCACGAGTTTTTCTGAGTTATTGGAGCATTGGAAAGCTGCTAATTTATGGGTAAGTGGTGGAATGGTGGCAGGATTGGCTTGTGCCCTTGCTGTGGTTTGTAGTTGTTCCGAACTCGCCCCAAAAACTGATCAACTATGGTTTAGGATAGTTGGTCCTCCAGGATGTGGGAAAACAACTATTGCAGAGAGTATAAGCGTTAATAAGGATTTTGTGAAAGCTAAAAGCATTATCACTGGTATTCATTCTGGGTGGGGAAAAGATAGTAATCTATTCGATGAATTGCGTAATAGAGTGTTGATTATCAAGGATGCCGACACTATAGCAAACATGCCAAATTATTCTCAAATAATGAGCGAACTTCGAGATGTGTATGATGGTACGAGTAGGGCGCATTATCGCAATAAGATTAAAGTTGAAGAAGAAAATATTCGTATGGGATTGATTCTATGTGGCACGTATTCTTTGTATAAGCTGAACAATAGTAGTCTTGGTGAGAGATTCCTAGACGTAGAGCTGATTGATAAGGAGGATGAGCAGCATATTATTAAGCTAAATGAGGAAAAGTGGGAGAATAGATTGAATTGCTTCTCCCAGGAAGAAATTGATTTTCAATCCTACACGTCATCGTTCATTGATTATCTTAGAATGTATTATGCTGATCTATATATGAAGTTGGATAAAGATGCTATCAATCAGAAGATTCCTAAAGTGAAAGCTTGGGCTTCATTCATTAGCAAAATGAGGAGTAAAAAAATTGACTCTGAAGATTATGTGTTTCCTGTGTTTGAAGTGAGTAGCAGATTGTTCAATCAGCTTATGAATCTACTAGTGCATTTGAATATGGTGTTGTATGCAGAGAATGATAAAGAGGAGCTTATTGACAAGATAATGTGGAGGGTTGTGAAGAGTACTATTGGAACGCACAGTGTGAGGTGGAAGATTGTGAATATGTTGAAGACTAAAGAAATGAGTACAGATGTTATTGCTGAAGGAATAAATATGAGCACCACCGCAATCAGAAATCATCTAATCTCCATGCTTGAACTTGGAATAGTCACAAGCAGGAAAGCCGCAAGTGGGTTTGTTGCCGGTCGTGCAATCTCGGTCTGGAGTTTGGATGACTCAGTGAAGGAGGTACTGGGGACCATGAAATAATTTTTTACGCTTGATATTGACTTCATTAGCATAAGCTAATACGATGTGAATGAAGGGAGCAGGACATGAGGAAGGTCGAAATTTTTCCGATCAGAACAACGGGCCAAAAAAAATACCCGTTTGAAAAGCTTGAGATTGGCGAGCCTTATCTCTTTGAACGTGGTAAGGACTTCACCTGCAAAGATTCTAGCTTTATTTGTGCTGCGAAAGAATGGGCTAGGAGAAATGGAAGGAAAGTTCTTACCAGGAAAGAGAAAGATGGTGTAATTGTGATGGTATTGGAAAAATAGTGCTTATGTTCTGTTGGTTTTAATTCAAAGGAGTTTAGCAATGCGAGTCCTAAATGAGTTGCCGAAGATTCAGAATAGGGGTTTTGGCAAGCGTGGAAAGCGAAAGAGCAAGTTCGATGAGCTTGAAGTAGGTAAGGTGTATTTGTTTGTGCGTGGTGAGGATTATCAAGTAAAAGAAGCTAGCTTTGTCAGTAACGTGCATACCTATGCAAGGAGCCGTGGTTATAAGGCTCATGTAAGGAAAACTGATGAAGGCGTGGCTGTGCAGTTCTATATTCCTTCCTCAGAGAACACTGAGCAAGTGATTGATAATCTGGATGAAGTGAATGTGGAGAGCATCTTGTAAGTAACTAGCAAATTTCGCAGCACGATAATTCACAAAGCCAGCGAGAAATCGCTGGCTTTCTTTTTGCAAAAAAATTTTGTCAAAGGAAGTCTATATGAATAAACTGGTTACGTCATTTTTTTGATTTGTTTACACATTTTTTACTATTTTTTTATTTGAACACCCCCCCTCCGGGGGGTCAGGAAAATCCGCGAATTTTTTTCGCCGGCCGTCCATTGACACTATTCCGGGGGGTAAGTAAAAAATTGATATTTTTGCCGGCCGGTAGGTGGACAGTTGGTATTTTTGACAAGCGGTTGTTTATGCGTCATAAATCCTTGTGCGACAAGAGTTTACGTCGAAAAGAAAACTAGCTGGCGGACCAGCCGGCGGACCAGCCGGCAG